ACCCTCTACACCCTCGACTGCATGACCGTGGCCCAACTCTACACCATCCCCGGCCTCGGCAAGAAGTCCGTCAACGCCATCATCGAAACCCTCGCGAAGTTCCGCAATGCCTGACGCCCCCTCACCCTTCTCCCCCACCCTCCCCACCTTCCAAACCTCGTGGGACTCCACCTCCCTCGGTTGGCTCAAGACCTGCCCCCGCCTGTACCAGTACCAAATGCTCCAAGGCTGGGAGCCCCGGAACAAGGGCCTGCACCTCGTCTTCGGCGGCCTCTACGCCGGAGGTGTCGAACGCTACGCCCACGCGCGGGCCAAGGGAGCCTCCCACCAGGACTCCACGGTCGCGATGGTGAAGTGGGCCCTGGAGGCCTCGGGCGAACGCCACCACGACCCCGACTGCCCCACCTCCATGCCCCCCTACGACGCCGCTTGCACCTGCGGCCAAAACCACTTCACCCCCTGGCACGATGAGGCCCACCCCGACTCCAACATCAAGAATCGCTACACCCTCATTCGGTCCCTCGTGTGGAACGTGGAGGAACGCCTGACCTCCCCCTTCAAGACCCACATCCTCGCAAACGGAAAGCCTGCGGTGGAACTCTCCTTCAACTTCCCCTTCACGGAGATCAGGGGCGAGTTGGTGACGTTGAGTGGTCACCTCGATGAAGTCGTCAAGGCCGAAGGCGACCTCTGGGTCCGCGATGACAAGACCACCAAATCCGCCCTCGACGCCAACTACGCCTCCCAGTACACCCCCAACAACCAAATGTCCCTGTACTCCGTGGCGGGCAAGATCGTCCTGGCCAACCCGGTGCGCGGAGTCCTCGTCAAGGCCGCCCAAATCGGCGTGAACTTCACCCGGTTCAAAACCTTCCAAGTCCCGCGTCCCCCCGGCGTCCTGGCCGAGTGGATGGAGGACACCAAGCGTTGGATCACCCTGGCCCACCAGTACGCCGAGGCCAACTACTGGCCCATGAACGACAAGTCCTGTTTCCTCTGCTCCTTTAAGAAGGTGTGCGCGGTAAGCCCCTCCCACCGGGCCGCGCACCTCAAGGAGGACTTCGTGAAACGTACTTGGAACCCCCTGGACGCACGGGGGGACATCTGATGGACCTCTCGCGCATCGTCGCCGCGTTCGTGGCCGTCCTCATCATCTACTTCATGGGATACCTCGCCGGAAGGGACTCCAAATGAAAATCGCCATCCTATGCATCGCCTTCATGGCCTTCGTGGCCCTCATCGTGTGGGTGAACTCGTGAAGCGCACCGGAGACCGCCTTGCGGACAAGCCCGAACTCTCCCGCAAGCGTCAGTGGGTCCATACCCACAACATGAAGCTCGGAGGCGTGGCCCACGCGGAAGCTTGGATGCAAAACATCATGAACTCCCCCTCCTCCACCTCCGAGGCCAAGAACCGTGCTTGGGAAATCCTCTTGCTCCTCCGCTCCCTCAACAACGCCCTCAAGGAACGTGTTGGCCCGTGACCATCCGCAACTCCCCCGAGCCCTTCCTCGACCACGCGCCCCTTCCCATCCACTTCCGCGCGTGGAAGGGCAATAAGCCATACAACCTCTGCGACACCTCCGTCGCCGGAACCCTTTGGACCCCCTACCGCAGCATCACCACCTGCCCCGCATGTTTGGAGAAACTTCGTTGAGCCGCCTCATCATCCAATCCTCAGCCCAAACCGTGGCCCTCACGGTTCAGGGCCTCGTAGGCCTCGCCTCCAACGACATCGACCTCGCCTCCCCCGATGGCAAGTGGAAAATGTCCGTCCCCGCCGCCCTCTTCTCCGGCGTTGAGGCCGAGCCCGGCAAGATGCTCCTCGTCTCCCTCACCCTCACGCGGGTTGAGGTCTCCGTCGATGACGACCAACCCATGTTGGCCCCCAAGCTCATCATCCCCGGAAGGATGGACTCCTGATGCTCACCCACTCCGACCTCCTCCAAACCACGGAGCCCTCACCCCTCCATGAGGAGTTCCGCCTCGCCATCATCGCGGCCATGGCCCCCTTCGACAACCTCGACCCCATCGAACAACTCGCCATCCTCTGCATCCTCGTGGGCCAACTCATCGCGATGCAGGACTCCCGGTGCTACACCTCCGAGTCCATCTCGGAGATGGTCCACAGCAACATCCAACTCGGCAACATGCGGGCCGTCACCGCCGTTGTCTTGGGCGAGATTGACCTAGAGAACCCCCAGTGAAACATCTATTCCTCATCGTCGAGCAACACATCCCACCCACTACCCTCAACCGCTTCCGCCTTCTCGAAACCATCGAGACAGTGGACGGCCCGCGCACCCGCGTCTGCGAAGGCACTTGGAGGACCATCGAGGAGGTGGGAACCCACATCGACAACCTCATTGACCAGCATCGAGCCTCCCAATGACCGACACCCCCGATACAGTCAAACTCCTCAACCTCGGCATGTCGGGCGCAGGCAAAACCGGCTGCCTCGTCTCCCTCGTCCTCGCGGGCTACCACCTCTACATCCTCGACTTCGACAACAACTCCAAGATCATCCGGCGCATCCTCACCGACATGGGACGGGAGGACCTTTGGACATCCAACGTCCACGTCGCCCCGCTCCGGGACAAGATCACCCTCAAGAACGGTGTGCCCAAACTCCAAGCCCCCATGACCGCATGGAAGGGCGCAGGCAAGGCCCTCGAAGCCTGGAACGCCGACAACTTCACCCCCCGCGACGTCATCGTCATGGACACCCTCACCAAGGGCTCCGAGGCCGCGTTCAACGAAGGCCTCGCCCTAGCGGGCCGCCTCAACCAACGCCCCCAACTCGCCGACTACGGCTGGATGGCGGACTCGGTGAAGCTCTTCGTGGACATGATCACCGCCGCCGACTACCCCTGCCACGTCATCATCAACACCCACATCAAATACAAGGAGGGCGACGAAACCCTCCAGACCGAGGCCCGAGGCCTGCCCAACGCCAAGGGCCAGGAAATCTCCAACTCCATCGCGGTGAACTTCAACACTATCATCCTCACCCGAACCAAGGGCCAAGGCCCCGCCACCCGGCGCATCATCTCCACCCAGCCCCAGGGCATCGTGGAGGTGAAGAACGAGAACCCCAAGGGCGTCAAGCCGGAGTACCCGATCGACACCGGCATGGCCCAACTGTTCAAAGACATTCTGGGAAGTGGACCATCCAACACCACCTCCCCGACCCCCGCGAAAGAGGAACCCTCTCCTCCCGCACCCGAGCAAACTGAAGCTCCAACCCAAGCACAGGACGCATAACTTATGCCCCTCGATCTTTCCAAATACCTCTCCGTTGACGTCGAGTCGATCCCGAAGTCCATCCCGTCCCTCCCCCTCGGCCACTACTTCGCCAGCATCAAAAGCTGGAAGGGCGCGGAACGGGACTACGACAAGGCCTCCGGCGGCCCGAAGACCCCGGTGGTCGAACTCACCTTCAAGATCACCGGCGCCTCCGATGACGTGGAGTTCGGCGACGGCTTCGCTGAGGGCTCCGAGGTCAACAAGACCGTGACCAAGGACTACTCCCTCAACGACCCCGACTCCACCGGCCAAGTCATGCTCCGCCGGCTGGCGGAGGAAACCTGCAAGCTCCCCGTCCAGGGCCTCCAACTCTCCGACCTCCTGCCCATGCTCATTGACCAGGAAGTGCTGGTCTACAACGAGCCCCGCCCGGGCAAGGAAGAAGGCCAGTTCTTCGCCAACATCAAGAAGGTGTTGCCGGTGGACGCGGAAGTTCAGTAGCGTACCAGTAGCGTAGAGTAGGGCGCGACCTGCCCCCAAGTGGCCGGGCCGGTGGGCTACCACCAACCTTCACCCAAACTGGAGAGACCCTAATGCCCGACGCTGACAACCACAACGACGACATCGACCTCGACGACGATGCCGTCCAGACCGAAGACCCGGGCTCCGAAATCCTCGACATCGAAGACGCCGACGACGCCGACCAGGGCAACGAAGACTCCAACGACGACGACACCGAGGAAGGCGACGGCACGGAGGGGGAGGTCCCCACCAACGCCGGGGACTAAGCCCCACCTGAAACAGCACACCTGAGTCTGGGAGGGAGGGGCCAAGTTCCCCTCCCTCTTTGGCGAGGGGTTGGAACGTGGACAATGTGCAGCGCGGACAGTGAGACCCTCAGTGGCATTAGCGGCACGCGGCTAGAAATAGCAACCCAGTCCCCGTCATCTCCAACCCCTCACCAAAGAGGAACACCCCCATGAGACCCAATCGCCGCGACCCTCCATACCTCAATTACCTCTCCCGTGAAGAGTTGGTGAAGCTCCGCGCCATTGAGGTTGAACTCCACGACGCGGAAACGCGCGCCTCATTCCTTGCCCTTCAACGCCGCCACATCATAACCATGGCGCGTGGCCGCTCCTACTATCAAAGGCCCCCGGCATGAACCTCTTCGGCCCCCACGTCCCCTCCATCGGCCCGCACGCCGCGTCCATCTTCATCCTCGCGGAGGCCCCCGGGGACAAGGAGTCTGAGGCCCTACGCCCCCTCGTCGGCCCCTCCGGCTACGAACTGCGCCGGATGCTTCGCACCATCGGAGTGAACCTCGATGACACGTATCGTGCTAACGTTTTCTCTCGCCAGCCTGAGGGCAACAACCTCACACTGTATGGAACTGAGGACAAAGTTTCTCAATTCCGGGACCTGGGCCCCTTGTCCCACAACCCCCTCGCCTTCCTTGACGTGGCCCATCGCCATGAACTTGACCGAGTTCATCAGGAACTCGCCGCCGTCAACCCCAACGTGGTCATCGCCCTCGGCAACACCGCGACTTGGGCCCTAGGCCTGGGCCTCGGGATCAACACCCTCCGAGGCTCCGTCCACACCTGCACCATCCCCACCCTGTCCCGCCCCCTCAAGGTAGTCCCCACCTTCCACCCCGCCATGGTCCTGCGCCAGTGGGACCAACGGGTGGTGAGCCTTGCGGACTTGGAGAAAGCCCATGTCGAAAGCACCTCTCCCGATTTCTCCTTTGACAACTCCGAGCTTTGGATTGCGCCTTCGCTTGATGATCTGGATGAGTTTGACCGAGAGCATATGGTGGGAGCTACTATCTGTGCTTGCGACATTGAAACTAAACGGGGGCAGATTACGTGTATATCCTTCGCGCCACGGAACGACATTAGCTTGGTCATCCCGTTCTGGATGGAGGGTGACAGTCCGTCTTACTGGAGTACCCCTCGCGAGGAAGCCCTTGCCTGGGGATATGTGAAGCGTTGGATGGAGCGCGCCGACCTCACCAAGGTCTTCCAAAACGGCCTGTACGACCTTCAGTACATCCAACACGCGCCCCCCGGCATCCGGCCCCGGGCGTGTACGGAGGACACCATGCTCATGCACCACTCTCTCTTCTCCGAACTCAAGAAGGGCCTCGGCTTCCTCGGCTCCGTGTACGCCAACGTACCCAGTTGGAAGTCCATGCGAACCTTCAAGCGTGAGGAAATCCTCAAGCGCGATGACTAGCTTCTCCTTCTCCCGGCGTCCTGCGCGCCCCCCTGCCAAGCCCCGCCTCGACAAACCCCCCGCCGTTGGCTACTGCTGCCCCTCGTGCGGCGCAACTAAGACCAACGTGCGCGACTCCCGCTCGACCCCCGAGGGCCACATCCGCCGCCGCCGGGTCTGCGCCGCCTGCGACCACAGGTTCCACACCGTCGAACTCGTTGAGGGTGTGACCCTCCCACCCACCCGGGAGGCCAAGCTCCTCATCCTCGAAGAGTTCCTTCCCGAAATGCTTGAGTACATGAAGGTGCGCCTCCCATGAACGAACTCATCATCCTCACCGACGCCAACGGGTTCACGACCTCGGTGTCCAACCTCGCCGGTATCCTCAAGGAACTCGGTCGCCGCCCGATGCTGGCCCCCATCAAGGTGTTTCGCTGGAGGCTGGGCCGGGATTGGGTTCTCGCGGAACAGTTCACCTGGACCGGAGCCCCCTTCTAGTGAAGCGCCGTTTCATCTACTTCCCTCCCGGCTGCTTCCACTCCACAGGCTTCTACGCTGTAGCCCCTTGGGAGGGTAGAGACCTGGTTCTCCTCATCGGCCCCTTCTCCACCCTCCAAGCCGCATGGGAGGCTACCCAACCGTGGTAATCAAAATCCAATCCCGCGACATCTACGCCATCATGGACGGCAAGCTCCCGGTGGGGGGCGCGTTGGTGGACAAGAACACCGGCCACTGGCTGTACAACGCCCTGGACTCCGCCGTCACCCTCCGCGTGTGGGAACGCCTCAAGCCCCTGGTGGACGCAGCCCCCCACGCGAGCCTCACCTACTCTTTCGAACGCGCCATGCAGGGCCCGGCCCTCGACATGATGAACCGGGGCGTGGCCATCAACACCAAGGTCCGCCAGGATGAAACCGAACGCTACACCGCCTTACGTAACCGTGCTCAAACGCTCCTTGACCGTTTGGCCAATGCAGTATGGGGACCCGAAACCTATGAAGAAGTCACCAAGACCCGAAGCCTCATCACCCCAATCTCCCCCAAGACCGGCAAGGCCCTCAAGCCCCGCTACGTCACCACCACGCATCGTGAGGCCCGAACCCGCCCCCTTGGGCTTTCAGCTAACTCGCCCAAGCAAGTCCTCGCGTTCTTCAACGGAGCCCTCAGGTTCCCCGTCGAGTGGGAGGTCCGAAAGACCCCCCAGGGAACCATCCGAACCCCCACCGCGAACGACAAGGCCCTCAAGAAGTGGGCTGGATTTAGAACTAAAGGACCGGGGGTGGATGTTAGAGATCGAACAGTATACCCTGTACGACTGGCAGCCCCCTTCGTCTCCCTCATCCTATCCATCCGTGACGCCGACAAGATGCTATCTGTGTTGCGTTCGCCCCTGGACTCTGATGGCCGTATGCGCTGTTCATACAACGTGGCCGCCACTGAGAACTGGAGATGGTCCTCCTCAAAGAATGTACTGGGCCGAGGGACCAACCTCCAAAACATCACTCCGTCTATGCGCCGCATGTTTTGCGCGGATGATGGTTACAGGATGGTGTCAACTGACCTCGAACAGGCCGAAAGCTATGTGGTGGCAGGAGAGGTTTGGCGCGTTACTGGAGACCGCACTTACCTCAACGCTATCCTCTCCGGGGACCTTCACACCCAAGTTGTTCGCATGGCTTGGCCAGAATTTTCCTGGACCAACGATCCTAAGTCCAACCGGGCCATAGCCAACCAGTCCTATCCCGGCCTCAAGTACAGTTACCGCGACGTGGCCAAACGCATCGGCCACGGCTCCAACTACGACGGCTCGGCCTACGGCATCTCGGCCAAAGTGGGCATCCCCCTCAACATCGTCGAGGACTTCCAGCACCGCTACTTCACCGCCTTCCCGGGCATCCGCGAGTGGCAACGTTGGGTGAAGGCCCAGATTGCGGAGCACCAACTCCTCGACACCCCCCACGGTCAACGCCGCTGGTTCTTCGGGAGGCCGAATGAAGCCTCCACCTTCCGCGAGGCCATCGCCTGCGTGCCCCAGGGCACCGTCGGCTCCCTCCTCAACCTCATCATGCACCGCTGTTGGGAACGATCCAAACTCCCCCCCTCCCACCCATCCCACCTCCCCATCGAAATCCTCTTGCAAAACCACGACGCCTTCCTATTTCAAACCAAACTCACACACCCCCTCCCCTCCGTCATCGCCGCCGTCAACGACGAGTTCAAGTCCGCGCCCATAGTGTTCACCAGGGGCGGTGAACAGCAGGCCATAACCATCCCCGGTGAGTTCGTAACCGGGTTCAATTGGGCCTACGAAGACAAAGACCCCGACCCAGGCAAGTGGACTTTTAAGGACGGCAACCCGGATGGACTCCGTAAGTGGGGCGGTGAAGACAACCGCCGAAGAAAACAAAACGCCGCAAGCTCCCCCGCCGACTGGCTTGGTGGACCTATGCCTAGAGTATACTAAAGAACACCCGGCCCCCCGGGTCTTCCGCCAATGGACCGCGATCCATGATGTAGGGGCGGCCCTGGAGCGCCGGGTATGGACGGACTTCGGGGAAATGCGCCTGCACCCCAACCTGTTCGTCTTCCTCGTAGGACCCCCCGGCACCGGGAAGTCCGTCGCCATGTCACCCGGCGGCTCCATCCTCCGCAAGTCGGGGGCGGTGACGCTGGCCCCCAACGACGTGACCAAGCAGGGCCTACTGGACGTAATGGCCAATTCCGGCAAGGCCGTCCTCTTCGACCCCACGCCCGAGAACCCCATCGCCATCCCGATGGACTACCACTTCCTGGCCCTCAGGATCGGGGAGTTGTCCAACTTCATGTCCCAGTACGACGCCGCCCTCGCGGGCCTCCTCACCGACCTCTACGACTGCGGTGATGTCAACGACGAACACAAGCGCGGGCATGACAAGGGCAAGTCCATCCCCTTCCCTGGCATCTCCATGCTCGTGGGCACCGCCACCCAGAACCTCGGCAACACCATCTCCGACGCCCTCTGGGGCTCCGGCTTCATGGCCCGGGTCATCATGGTGTACTCCGACCAAAAGGTCATCCCCAAGGACATGTTCCGCAAGGCCGACCCGAACGAAGTCCTCCGCGCCGAACTGGTGGACCGCTTCAAGGCCCTGAAGTCCCTCAAGGGCCCGATGATCTGGACCCCCGAGGCCCAAGCCCAGATGTACGAGTTCCGCCTGCACGCGGACAGGGAGGCCCCCCTGCACAACCGCCTCACGCACTACCACACCCGCCGTTGGGCCCACCTCGCCAAGCTCTGCATGATCTCGGCCCTTCAGGATGAGAGGATGGAAGTCGACACCTCGGACATTCAAACCGCCAAGGAATGGCTCCTCGCCGCCGAACTCGACATGCCCGAAATCTTCAAGGACATGCAGACCCACGAGGACGGCCATATCTATGAGGAGATGCGCCACATCATGCACCAAGCCTACATGAGTTCCGGCCGCAAGCCGGTGCATGTCTCCGTGTTGGTCAAATGGCTCTCCTCCCGCGTCGCCTCCCACGCCGTCATGCGGATGATCGACATTGCCGTCGCCGCAGACCTCTTCCGCCGCTGCATCGGCACCGAGGGCGCGGATGCCGAGTACGTTCCCCAACCCCCCAAGGGTTCCAAAGACCTAGGAGTGATGTGATGGTCAAGGCAGTAGACATCGACCTGTTGGACCTGAGGGAGTTAATCGCCACCCAGGGCTGGGGCCCTCCCGGTGTGGCCGAGCACTTCAAGGTCCACGTCAACACCATCTACCGCCTGTGCAAGCGCCATGGGATAGAGGGCCCCAACTTCACGCAGCGGAAGCCCAACAAGGCCGCCATGTACGCGGTGACACCGGGCCCGAAGCCTAAGGATAAACCGGCCCATGAGCCCCTCCCGGTCTCCCTCGCCATGCGCCGCCTCGCCCAGTTCGACCCCGTGATCCGGCGCGCGATGCACCAACGCCTGTACGGGAAGCCCGAGGATGCCTAGGCCCAACCCCTCCCTCAAATCAGTCCTCCACCTCGCCAAACTCCTCAACTACAACCTCCCCTACTCCATCATCGCCGAACGCTTCGGCACCACGCGAGGCTCCGTCGCGGGCCTAGTTCACCGGCACATAAAAAGGGAGGGGGGCGTTGCCACCCCCCTCCAAGTTACCTCAGCCAGCCAGGACGCAGGCTAAGTCTATTTCTCCGGGGTCTTGGGGGCCGACTTGTTCATGTCGGGATTATCCCCCATCGGCACGCCTCCGGGAGCGTTCCCCACATGGGCAGGGTCGAGGTCCCCCGGAACCGTCATCCCCTCCTTCCCCGCCGAGTCCTTCGGCTGCCCATCCGGTCCCTTCTTCTGGGCCTCCTCAAGGTCCTTGGCCCGTTGCTCCTTCAGGTTCATCCTAGTTCTCCTTATCAAACGCGTGCCCGTTCTTCGCAGGTAGGATAAGGAACTCCTTGTCCCCCAACACCTGCTCCATCGAGGGCACCTCAATCCCCCGCTCCTGCATGATGCGGACGAGGAGGTTGATGTACTGCCTCAACCCCCTCTCCTTCCGCTCCATATCGAGGATGGTCACATCCGCCCTTTCCATGAACGCGATGAACCCCGCGTTGATCTGCGCTTGGTTCTCCGCGGGAGGGCTTTTCTCCCTCCCCCTTAAGACCGCCCAAGCAGCTAGTACCGCCGCCCCAACAGTCCCCAACAGTCCCATGGTGGCCGCTTCATTGGTGTCCACTTGGGCGGTCCTTTTACGCTAGAGGCGGCTGTACGCAGTTGGTGTGGCCCTCATTCGCAACCGTGCCCACCGGGCAACAGTCGATGATGGCCTTGCCCGCGATGACGGCGGGGGAGATGGTCCCCCCGCTCACGTTGCCGTCGTAATGCCGCTCGCAGGTCTCAAGGTTCTTGAGCACGCTCTGACACCCGGAGAGCCCCAGGGCGAGGGCAACACACAGGAGGGCCCCCCTCATGGCGCGGCCTTCCCAACCGGAGCCGCGATGGCGTCCTTGAGCTTCTGGTTCTTCTTCCAGTTCGCGTACCAGGACCACAGCGCGGTCCCGATGATGACCGCAGCGCCTCCCACCTGCGCCCCCATCTCGGCGGTGATGTACCCTTGGCCCACCATCCAACCACTCACCGCCACCAGGGCGATGCGGACTTGGCTGATGAGGATGTCAGGGACTGCGCTCGGGTTGTTGTCTTCTGCCACTTGTAGTCTCCTTGGAATGGGGAGGCGGGATGCCTCCCCCGATAGAACCTTAGGTTAGGATGCCATTGGCCTGCGTGGGGCTCGTGCCCCCAATGGCCGCGTTGGCGAAGGGGGTCCCCGGGCCGACGTAGATGACGGTCCCGTAGTCCAGGGCCTGAACGCGGGCCCCAGTCCCCACCGTGAAGCTCAGGTTCTGGATGGACAACTGGGCCCCACCCCTCGCCGTCAGGGCGTTGTTAGTCCCCGTCGCCGTGATGTTAGTCAACGCCGGGTTCCCCGCATTGCCGGTGATGACCAATCCCCCCGGCCCCGGGCTCCCCGGGCTCCGGCCAATGATGGTCGCCGGGGCGTAGGTCCCATCCGCCAAGTTGATGGTGATGAAGTTCCCCCCGAGGTCGTAGGCCAGGGCCGCATTGATGGCCCCCTGGAGGGTCTGCTTGGCCGCCCCCGGGGAGTTGAACAACCCCAAGCTCCCATCCGCCCCATCCCCGGGCCTCACGAACATTTGCATGGGCTGCGTGAGCCTCGGCCTCCCAGCCCCACCCGCCGTCCTGATGTTCGCCGCCACCACCCGGCTCAGGCCGACAAACGCCGTCGGCACATTCCTGAAGTCAAGGAAGATGTTCGGCCCGAAGAGGGAGAGGTTGAGGGAGGACTCCAGTGCGGCCCCGTCGATGATGAGGCTCCCCCCGCTCCCATTGGCCACCATGTCGATGGTGAGGTTGTCGATGTGCTCCCCCACCGGCCAGTCCATGGCCAACTGCCCCACCGCGCGTGGGGTGGTCAACCCCTGGAGGACCCCGGTGATGGTAAGCCCCTGCACGAAGTGCCCCCTTGCAGGCCCGGTGTCGTACACGTACACTCCCGGCGCGGTCTCAAGTTGGCGGGTCAGGCTAAAGGCCACACCCTCACCAATCGCCCCCGCCATGTTCACCACCATGTTCACCCGCACGTTGGAGCTAACCGCACCCCCCGCAATCCCGTTGGTCCTCATAACATGTTGGACGCAGGCCCCGCCGGCGATGGCCGAGGTACGCCCCGGGTTGGAGTAGTTGATGAGCACATTCTCCATCGAGTTCGAGGGCCGCTGTTCCGAGGCCTCCGCGATGATGATGATGTCCTCGGCCTTGGCGTTGTTGGACCTGATCTCAAGGTTCACGTTCTTGATGTTCACCGCGAACAGGGAGCGTTCCGAGCCCGAGGCCCACACCCGCCCAATGACATCCGTTGTCTCGTACAGCGTAAGGGCGTAGGCCGTGTTGATGGTCACGAGGTCGACGTCGAGGATGTTGGAGGGCGCTTGGTTCGCCAGCGGCGGGTCCTGCGCCAGCCACAGGCCCATCCGCCCCCCGATCTGGAACGACTGGAACCCGGTGTTGAAGTTGGAGTGCCCTGCCACCGGCACCACGCCGTAGGAGAACGAACTCGCCGTGACATCGGAGTAGAACTCCCAGTTCCCGTTGAGGAGTTGGAAGTTCTGGTTGAACGAGATGTGGAGGAGGAACAGGCCATTCGGGGTGCCGCCAATCGAGAAGTCCCGCATGGCCACAATCTTCCCTCCGTTGAAGTCGAAGGTGAAGTTGAACATGTTCCACATGATGGCCAAGGCGTCCCCGGAGGCGTAGGGCCGGAGGTCCAGTTGGTAGTTGTGGTCGGGGAGGAGTTCCAGCCTCCCCCCCTTGAAGTAGTTGATGTAGGTCGTGGCCCTCAGGATGTTGAGGACATCGTTGGTCCCGTACCACAGCCGGGGCGCAGGGTTCAGCGTCACCCCCGCGTTGCCCACGATGCGGATGGAGTGGGCGTCCACGACTGAGGAGATGGTGGTCGTGATGCCCTTGCCGCCTGCCCCTGCCAGGGGAATTTCAATCATCTTCCCCACATCGGCGGCGGTGAAGTTGGCGGAGACTGAGGTGACGAGGTTGGAGCCCGAGGCGGTGATGGCGTCCGTGAGGAGGATCGCATCCCCCTTCGCCCCGAACATGTTGACATTCACCCCCGAGGGCTCCGCGATCTCCCAGTACGCGCCATCGGCGGATTGGAACCAACCGGGGTGTGCAGGCTGGGAGGCAACCCTCGTATACCGCGCCCCGCCCCCATCCCCTGGTGTGTAGTACCCCGCGAGGACCACACTGTACACCACCATCGGGATGTTGTCCAACTCAGCCGCCGCCTTCGAGGGCTCCTGCCAGAACATGCCCGGAGGCGGGCCCACCGGCGTACCATCCGTCGCGATGGGGTCCCCGGCGAAGTCGAACTGGAGGAACTTGAACGCCCGGAGGGCCGCAGGCTTGAGGAACTTCCCGAACCGATCCCCCGGAGGGGCCTCAATCGCCCGCCCAGCCTTCTCCTCCAACTGTTGGGTCTGCATGGTGAGGTAGTCGGCCACCTCCTCCAACGTGTGGGGGAAGAACGCTTGGTTCCTCACCGCGGTCAACTGCTCATACGGCACATCCCGCATGATCACCAACACCTTATGCTCACTCTCCGGGTCGAACCCGTAGGGGTAGGTGATGGTCCCGCCGGAGGGATTGTCCAGCCCACTCAGGGTGTACTCCGTCGAGGGCACAAGGGTCGTGTTCCCATCGGTGTCGATGAGCCACACCTGAACATCCCCCTCGCCACTCGGCGTGGAGGGGATGAGGAAGTTGTAGGTGTAGACCATGTGCGCCGCGTCGAGGACGTAGCGGATGGAGCATACCTCGGTGTTGATGGTCATTTGTGGCTCCCGCCATGGGGGGTTGAGGTGGAGGTCTTGCCCTGGGATTGTTGTGGGCCGACAAGCAGGCCCTTGATGGTGTCGGCTGCGCCCTTAGGCTTCTGCTGCCCGGTGGTGAGTTCGTACATGTACTCCCCGGTGCGCCCGATCTGCACGGACCCCGGGATGCCGAGGGGGATGCCGATGCCTGCGACGATGTTCTGCACAGGCCGGCCCCCCTTCTTACCCTGGGCCAACTTGACCGAACTCTCCGCGCCCTTGACAATTGCCTGAGCCATCCGGCTCATCGGGTCGGCGCTGAAGTCAAAGTCCCTCGCGGGCCTCATGGTCCACTTGCCGTTCTGCGCGGTGAGGTTGCGGTCCACGACGGAGGTGAGGTTGCCTAGCCCGTACATCGGGCGGAAGAGGTTGAAGAAGATGCTCTGCGCGGCCCAACGGCTCACCGTCCCCGCCTTCCCATCCTTCGGCCCGTGGTTGGTGAGTAGATTGGCCAGGAGCGGGGGAAGGATGAAGAACCCGGCGAATAGGGCGAAGGCCTTGCCGTAGTTGCCTTGGCCCGCCTCCCTCCCCGTCTCAATCATCCGTTGGTACTGCGCGTTGAAGAACGTGTTGAACATGTAGAACCAACGCTGGAAGCCCTCACCGCGCTGGACGGCTGCGAGGTCAACGCGGCGGCCAGAGCCCTGCGCCTTACGGACAACACGATCCGCGTAGCGGGTGGCGTCGCCCTCGGACATGTTGAGTTGGCCAAGGGCCTTCTCGCGGGCCGCAACCCAGGTTGGGCCACTCACCGTAAGGAACTCAGCCCACCCAATGTAGGCCAACCCCGCGTTCTGCACCTTCTTGTAGGCCTGCGCCGCCTTGCCCCCCGTGAAGCTCAGCCCCTGCGTGGCATTAATCGCCGCCACCATGTTGGGCTCGACCTCCCCGAACCGCTGGGCCATGAACTCGGACTTGGCGAAAATCTCCCGGCGCATCCCACCCGAGGCCATGATGCGGCCAAACTTCGCCATCCCGTGGGCCATGCGGAGGGTGCCGTCGAGGAGGTTGTCCCCGAGGACTCCCATGGACCCACTGAGGCCCGCAATCTGGGAGATGCCTGTAGTGTAGGAGAACCCCAACACCGACATGGTGGTGTTGATCCTAAGTTGGTGGGCTATGGCCTGAAGTGCCGTGGAGCCCTTGTCGGAGATAGTATAGTCCAACACAATCGCGTCCAGCCAGGGGTTGAACTGTTCGTAATACTCGGGACCCATCCGGTTGGAGATGGTTGCCCGCACCCGCTTGTCGTTGATGAAGCGCCGGATAGAAGCAACCGTTTGCGCGTAGGAGGCGTACTTGATGTGGGCATCGAAAGCTCCTGCGACTTCACTCAGGCGGATGAGCACGGGGCCCTTGTAGCCCGTGCGTTGGACGCTGAACCCCTTGTTGGGGACCACGTTGGCGAAGAACTGGTTCACCGGGTCGAGGCCGACTTGGGCCGCGCGTGCAGCCTCCCTGTCCAGCGCGCTGGAGTCGAGGGCCTTGTCGTACCTCACCGGCCAGTAGCCTCCCTTGACGGTCCCGTGTGGTGTGACCCAGGGGCGGTTGGCCTCCTTCTGGAGCCCAGTGCCGGTCATCGCGCGGAGTTCGGCGCTCACCTCCGCGCTCAGTTCCTCAAACTGGTCCCACACCTTCTGCACGAACTGGACCTCAGGGGCCGTCATGTGTTCGTCGAGGAACTGGAGGACATCCATCGGCGTGGTGTTGTAGCCCTCGGCGAGTTTCGCCAACGCGCTCTCCTGCCCCACGTACAGGGCGATGGCGGGCACGTCCCCCCTGCGAAGCTCCATCGGCGTGCCATCGGGCGCGGTGAACGGGTGGTCCTCAGCCGGGATGATGCCGTTGTAGGTGTTCCTCGTTGCCTCCGGGATCGTATAGAACGCATCGTTCACCGGCTGATAGGTCTCCCTCCTCAGCTTCCCGTCCTTGTTGGACGCCTCCTCAATAGGGTACTCCAGCACCTGCGCCATGACGCCATCAGCTTTGCCCCGGTCGAAGAACTCCCCGATGTCGGCAATCTTGCGATGGGAGGCGTCGTAGCCCCTGAGCTTGGCGGCCTGCCGCTCGTAGAAGTTCTTGTGGCCTCCCATACGCGGAGGACCACCGCCCTTTGCTGGAGGGGCGTTAGCAAGGAACCGTTCAACGGTGGCTTCAAAGTCCGCCCTCCCATCCACGGTCTTGAGGGTCTGCACCTCCCGACCGAACTTGTCCATGGCGTACACGAACTCTCTCACGGCCCAAAACTCTTGGACCTGAAGGTCGGGGAGGTTGCCCTCGGTACGCGGGACCTCCGGGAAAGCGGAGTTGACGGAGATCACCGCGCTCACGAAGTCCTCAACCGTCACGCCCCCAAGGGCCTCACCGAGTTCGAGGACGTTGCGCTTGGAGGGGAACCCAACGCGCGGGAGGTAGGAGTGGAGTTGGTCGAGGTAGGGTTGAGCCATCCCCTGGATGGTTTTGCGCCGGGCGAGTTTGGCGAACTTCCTCGTGGCGATGCCGTACTTCTTGGCGAGGAAGGTGGACATCGCGACTTGGTGGTACTGGAGAAGTTGCTGTTGCTTGAACTGGAAGGCCTTGAGGTCCTTGTCGTCCATCAGAGCCACCTCGGCTTTGTTCCCGAGGCGTCGCATGTTGTCCACGAAGGCTCGCGTGCGGATGGCCTCCTTCACCGGGAGCTTGTCAAACTGAGACTTCGCAAGGTCCTTCACAGCCGCCGCGTCAAACGGCAGGCCCCGCTCAGCGGCAAAGTCCTTGAGGGTGTCGATCAACACGTCCTCAATCTCAGGGCTGGCCACGAGTTCCCTCGCCGCCTCAAGCATCCCCTCGGGCGAGATGTCGTACCCCAAGGTTTCCCTGTTCGCCTGCTCCGCAAGAGCCTGCGTCTCATCCTTCACGAACTCCCTCACCGTGCGGTCCCCAACGGCGGCGTGGGTCTCCACCAAGGACTCCATGAGTTTGAGGCCGTTGGGGAAGCCCAGGAGTTCCGCCACATCGTCGGCCATCAGGCCGTTGCGGGAGAACATGGAGGAGGGGAGCCCCTGGTCCTTGCCGTGTAGGGCGATCTGGTCCTCAGAGGAGAGCTTGAAGGGAGCCTCGATCGGCTCCCCCAAGGTGCCCTTGCCGCTCCGTAAGGCGCTGTAGGCCTGTAGGGCCGGGTCGGCGGCCACCGTCTGTTCGGCCTCCGCGAACCGCTGGACCACCTGCTCCTTCCACTCGGGGGTGCGCTCCCGGCGGATTTGATTGTAGGTGCGCTGGAGGAGGCGGTCGTGTAGGGCGGCTTGGGCCTCCTCAACGCGGGCGGAGTACCGGGACATCTGGCCCTCGGTCATCCCGGCGGCTTTGGGGTTGAGGAAGAGTTTGTCGAGGGCGGCCTCTTTGAAGACTTGCTCGACCACACTGTCCGCCTTGGCCGCGATAGTCCTCACACCCTCCGCGAACTCCGGCCCCACATCCTCGGGGAGTTCAACCGCCCTCGCCTTAGGCTTACGGACGAACGCCTTGTTATCCAGCACGGTGATGTGCCCGGCATCCGACCAGTCAATGGCGTCGTACCCGGCCTCCTTCGCCTTGCGGGCAATGGCGTTGCGCGCGCCCACACCCCCCGTGAACTGGTCCCCCTTCTTAAGCAGGGCCCCCACACCGTAGTCATCATACCCCCCACCGGCAACCGCCGTCGCCTGCTCGAACATCGTGGGGGTGTAGACCTTTTGGGGGTTGATGCGGTGGGTGGAGACCACCCTCCCGTTGCGCCCGTACTGGCTGTCCTCCAGAGCCGCACGGTCCTTAAAGAACCAGCCGCCCTCCTCCCGCGTTTGGGAGATGTCGAACTCATCAATGGGTTCAGCGGAGCCGTGGTACACGTCGTAGCCGGGGGTTTCAGTCGGGAGGTCCTTCACCTCCTCAATGCTCACCCCATTCTCCCTAAACCTCACCGCCGCATTAAGGTCCTCGGCAAAGGGCTTCCCGGCGGTCTCAGTGAGGTAGGTGGACAGGGGGATTTGGAGGTCGGAGCCCGAGATGAGGGCATCCTGAATGGCGGTCTGTTGGTCCGCGAAGACGTTGTGGCCATCGGCCCACAGCTTGGCAACCGTGTCCGCAGGGACCGCCACGACTTGGCCCCCGGCGTCCGTGTGGTTTTCGAGGTAGTCCTCCATGAGGGCGGGGGCCCTGGTGTGCGTCTGGCTCTCCGCCACCGCCTCCTGCAACCGCGTCACCTGGGCCGCGTCCATCTCGGCCACGGCTCCGTAGACTGGAGTATGCGCGGGCTCAACGCCGGGGGCCTTGAAGTCCTCGAACACCGCGTTCGGGACCTCCTCCTTCGGGCCAGTGAGACGAAGCCGTTGGCCCACGAGACCTTCGTTCACTGGCCCTGGGCGGATGGGGGGTGCGCGGAACAGCCCCCCGGCCCCTAGGCCCGCAAGAGCGGTGCCTAGAATGTTGGCGGCTTGGGCTTGCCGCTCAGGCTGGGTGAGGGGGACGAACTTGCCATCCACCAACTTGGAGGAGGGAATGGCGCTGAGGGGTCGCGCGGCGGCGTTCAGGGCCCCTGTAATTGGCGACACCGCCACCCCGAACAGGTCGGCCAGCACGCCCCCCAGCTTCTTGTCCTTCTCGCTGAACCCGGGGATCAGGGCGAGAGGGGACTTTTCCGGCCCCGAGGTGAACCAGTCATGGGCGTCACGGAGGAGGGCGCGGCCCGAGGCTTTCCCGGGGGCAAAGAAGTCCTCGGTAGCCGTGGCGTTCCACTCGTTGAGCTTGGAGCCGATCTTGGCCAGGGAGCCGTAGTCGTCGGAGACCGCAGCGGCCTTGGCGGGGGAGCTTGCCACGAAGGACGTGAGGGGCGGAGAGGCCTCAAGGTGGGAGGTGTTCTGGCGTTGGCGCGCTTGGGCCACCAGGGGCTCAGGGTCCTGCATCCCCACGTCGGGGGGGACTTGAGCCTCAGGCGCGATGCGGATGGCATCAATGGCGGCTTGGGGGCTCACGGCGTCCCCCTGCGCCTGATTGATCGCCGCCTTCTCCTGCGCCTTGCGTTGGGCGTAACCGCCCCAGTCAATCGGGTCGGCCATTACTTCGTCCCCCTTGCATCGTGCACCACCTTGGCGATGGACATTTCATCGACCGGGAGGCCCTGGGATTGGAGATACCCAATGGCCCCCTTGCGGTCCTCCTCACTCACGTCAAACGCGCGGGAGGCTCCCTGAACCTCGGTGTAGTTCTCCTCGGTAATAGGCTTCGGCCCTGAGACCGGGATGCCAAGGAAGGTCTCCCTGTAGGTGCCCTGCGCCGCCGTGGCCCGCGCGATGATGGAGGCCTGCGCCTTGGTGTCGGGGACGGCCTGAGGGTTCTTGGCCCGCCAGTTGTCAAGCTCGGCGGCCACGGCTCCGAGTAGGTGGGAGTAATCCGCCGTCTGAAGGGAGCCCTCACTCCGCTTGATGCCGAGGGTGCCTAGGACGGAGGCGAACTCCGGGGAGTGGATGATGGAGTTAAACGGCTTGTCCACCATCGCCTGAGGCTTGGCCCTGAACTCCTGCTGTTGCTTGAGGGCGGTGATGCGATCCTTCGCCCTCAGGTCCATGGAATTGATGTCCGCGTTGAGGTAGGCTTGGGGGTCGTTGTTCCTGTTCGCCCACAGCCCGTTGTAGGTCGTGAGGGTCTGCTGGCGCTCAAGGGTGAGTTCGTTGGCGTTGCGCCGCAGGGCGCTGTCAACCGCGGCGCGACCCGTAGGGGGCAGGGCGTTGTACTGCTGGATAGTCTCGGCCCCGGTGGAGAGGAGCCCCTGCATGTCCTGAATGTCCCCAGCGTCGATGACGTTCAGGAGGCTGATGGCCGCAGAGCCCTCGATGTCCTTGGCGGCGGTGATCCGGCGGTTGAGGAAGCTCATGGCTTGGGCCTCAACTTGGTTGCGGTAGACCGCGTTGCCGGGGTAGCGGGCCTCAGCCCTCGCACCCGCCTTGGCAATGGCCCCCTCCATGTTGGCCATGAGTTGGGAGGAGGTCGGCGCGCCCCCTGAGGCGCTGTCCACGCTCTGGCCCTCCCAACTCCCATTCGCCAAAGGCCTCAGGTTCAGGGGGTTGTTATTCTTCCCCTTCTCCACAACCGCCATCGCCGCGAGGAGCTTGGAACGCACCGCAGGGTTCCCCAGGTCGATCTTGTCATTCGCCCCAATCCCCGTTGCCTTCGCCACCGTGGCGATGTAGGCGGCGGTGTTGTTCTCGGAGGGCGGGGCCCAGCGGCTGATGACCTCCGAGATGGAGTCGATGCCCTTCTTCCCGTAGGACTGGAGGTTGGTGTCCGCCGCCTTCATCCCAGCCTCAGGGGTGTCGAACTTGGCGAAGCCTGAGGGCCCCCCAGTCCCGCCGCCCAACACCTCACCCACCGCAGCCTGCGCGTCGTTGGCCGCGTCGTTGGCCATGACAGCGGGCTTGAGCTTCATCTGGGCCGCCGCGTAGGCCTGAGGGTCCATGAGGTCCTTGCGGGCTTCAAGGTAGTCCTGCGCCCCGGCGGGGTCCGTGACAGCGATGTTGATGGCCACCGTCGCGTACACCTTCCCCCGGCTGTCCTTCAGCATCCGCTCGGTGTTGGTGTTGTCCTCGGGCGTGTCCAGCCCGGCGTTGAGGGCCCGGAACTTGGTCTCCCGGGCCGAGGTCTCAAGGTAGGCTTGCTCAAGCCCCGCGTCCCCGGGGTGCAGGGTCATGAGGTCGGCGGCGTTGGCCTCCAGGGAGATGGAGGTTTGCTCGATGTACTTGCGCTGTTCCCCGGCGGCGAAGCGGGACATGGAGCCCGTGAGGTTGGCCACCACCTGTCGGGTCTGCACGTCGTACATCTGCTTGGCCATCGGGGAGGTGAGGGTGCCTCGACCTTCCTCCCGGGCCTTCTTGATGTCCTCGACGTAGGAGGGGAAGGCCGGGAGCGCCTTAGCCCCCCGCTCATCCAGGGTGTACTTGGTGAAGATTTCATTCGCCGCTTGGGTCGCGTTGATGGCGGCCTCGTCGGACTTGGCCTTGTTGTCGAGGCCCGCTAGGACCTCGGCGTGCTGCGCCAGGACGTTGGAGGCTTGATCCGCCTCTTGGGCCACAGCCCCGAGGCCCCTAGCAATCGGCGCGCCGAAGGCATCCGGGTTGGCCCGAATGTTCTGATACGGCTGTTGGCCCCCATCAGGGAGGACGCGCTGGCCCGAGGGCTCTGGAACGCTCGCCATCTACATCGCCCCTGATTGCTGGAAGGAAGCGTACTTGGAGGCAACGCTGGAGGCCCCGCCGATGAAGGAGGAGCCAACGTTGAGGACCCCTCCAGCCGCCGCCATCCGGCCCGCCCGCTTGTCGAGGGAGGCCTCGGAACTAAAGCCCGCCGACTGTTGCATGAAGCCGAGGGCGTTAGAGGCCGCATTGTGCCGGATGGTGAGGGCGTCGAGTTCCCCCTCGTTCACCAACGCGCCCCGAAGGTCGCTGGAGGAGTCGGAGGCCACATCCACCCCGCTTGCGCCTTGGGCCGCCAGGGCCGCACCGACCTTGCGCGAGGTCGCCATCCGGCTCACGGACTCGGCGACGCTCCCCGCCTGCGCCGCCTGCTTGGCGTTGTTGGCGGCAATCTCGGCGTTGTTCTGGGCCACCTTGGCTTGGAACTGGGACTGCTTGTAGGAGGAGTAGGCGGACACCCCAGCCGTTGCGGCGGATGCAGCGGTGGCAACCGTGGAGACCACGATGGCGGCTTGTGCGGCAGTGGCGGAGGAGGCCGCAACGGCGGCGAAAGCGGCGGGGATTGCGGCGAGGAAGGCCATCAGCGGGTCCTTTCAAAGGTGAGGAAGTGTGGTGTTTCGCCGCAGGGAAGAAAACCGAGCCACTTGAGCCAATGGATCGAAGTAGTATGCCCCGGAAGTACAGTAACCTCAAGGCGTAAAGCGCGCCTCAGGATGTATTGGACGGCCTTTTTACTCTCCCGGAGGAACAGGAGGGGGCACTCCTCCACCAACGGGGACGTGAGCAACCACCCGTAGGCTGTCGCGGAGCCAATCCCGTGGGAGGCGTAGCCCCACGCCGCAGCCGGTTGGCCGTTGAGGAACACGAGGAAATGCTCCGTGCTCATCCCCGCCGCAATCTCCAACGCCTCCTCAGGCCGCACGCCAAACATCTCCACACCTTGGGCGTCGAGGTCGCGGAGGGGGAGGTGGTCCCCGGGGCGGAAGGCCCTAGCTGCCAGTGTCGCCAAGTGTCACCTCTGGAATGATGCCAAGGATGGTGGCGGGGAGGGGGTCATCGACTTGGATGGCGACTTGGCCGGTCTCGCTCCAACTCCCGTCGATGATGATGCGTTGGTCGCCGGAGTACAGCGGTTCGGGGATGGAGTAGTCGGTGAGGTCGGGCTTGAAGGGGGACAGGTCGTCGAAGGTTTCGCCCATGAGGATCGCGCGGGATTGGTCCACCCTCACGGTCGCAGCCGACACCTTCTTCCTCTTGCCCTGGATGGTCGGCTCCCCCACGTCGAGGTAGAGGGTCTGAAGCTGGGCTTGGAAGGGAAGGCCCGCCCACACCTTGGAGGCCGGGTAGGGGAGCCTGATCTGCCCGTCGTCCGTGACCCTGATGGGCCCCACGCTCATGCCATCGGCCAGCACACTCACCTCCAGCCCCGCGAGGTGCCAAAGGCCCGCAAAGGTCTCCTGCTCTCCCGCGTAGCCCCAGGTGAGGCCCTGGATTTGGAAGTAGCGGGGGGATTCGGTCCCCGGGATTTGGTTCCCCACGGGCTCTAGGACCTCACACTCGACCTCGGTGGAGGAGAGGATAGAAGTGACCTTCAGCTTCCCTCCCACATCCAACCAGATGATGACCCCCAGCCACCCGGAGTGGAAGGGGGTGCCGGTATCCGCTCCCAGCTTCACAAACCCCGAAGAGGTTTGGTTCATGAAGAACCCGAAGTGGGGGCGGTTTAGGGGCGTACCCACGCCGCAGTCCACACACCAAGCGTCCTCAACGCGGATGAAGTGGCGGGAGGCCATGCGCTCGATGTAGCGGATTTGACGCCCCTGGGAGTCGAAGCGTTGGACGATGAAGTACACCGCGTCCTCCATGCCCTCAGGCACGCTGCACACGGACTCGAAGACCCCTTGGGTGTCGTGCTGGGCCCAGCCATACACCTCCTGCTCGGGGACGTAGGTGAGGGAGAGGAGCTTCCCGTCATCCCTCGTGGCCCAGATGATCTTGAACGGCTCCTCGGCCCACGCCCACTCCTTCAGTTGGTGGCCGAAGAAGAGGTGGTTGGACAGCGCGCTGCGGTCGAAGCCGTAGAAGGTTTGGAGGTAGAAGTTGTACGCGAGGTCGCGGACGATGGCTCCCTTGTTCTGCACGAACAGGATGTCGTAGTTCACCACGATGGGGGGCAGGTCGTTGGTGCCGCTGGAGGCCTGAGGCAGGGCCACGATGTTTGAGGGGGTGACGGCGGCTGTGGGGGCCCCGCCCGAGACTTGGAAGGCCCCGCCGGAGGTGAGGACCACGAGGCCTGAGGCGGTGGACACCATCGACACAATCTCATTCACCTGCCGGGAGGCGATGGAGATTTGGATGGCGTCGGAGTCGAGGACCCCGAAGGAGGTGTCGAAGTTGGAATACTGCCCCACCCGGGAGAAGTCCATCTCCTGCGGGTTGATGGGGAGGTTGGCGTATACCTTCCGCTGTTGGTAGTAGGTGACGCAGCCTGGGTTCTGGCCCCCCGCGAAGGGGTTCTTGAAGGTCGGGGGCGAGTTGTTGTAGTCCGGCCCGATGTTGTTGTCCACGAAGGTGTTGGTGGCGGATGAGCCGATGTAGCCGTAGTAGGTTGGGAAGGGGGAGCCGGTTGGCACCGGGCCGGCCTTGAAGATGTCGAAGTGGTCCGCAGCGGGCATCGGGTCCCAGGAAAGTTGTTCCACAACCCCGGTGTTTTGGTCCAACGGGTCGGAGTCGGCTGAGGCCCCAGCGGAGGGAAGGCTGCGCTCCCCGGAGGCCGAGACGGCGCAGACTAGGTAGCCGTAGGTGAGGGGACCGGGGGTTGTAGGGACCACCGTGAGGCCGGTGGGAGCCGGGACCGTCGAGCCGATGACCTCGGGGGTTAGGGTGAAGGTGGAGGGCGTTGTGCGCGAGAGGTTCTGGATGGGGTAAAGGTGATGCGTGAAGGTCATCACATCGGCGGACTGCACGAACTTGAGCTTCGGCAGGTCGATGTAGCTCCAGGGGGTGGCGATCTCGTACACCGCCGCCACGGTGCCCCCGCCGGTGTACCCGCCCGCCACCGTGTTGACCGGCACCCCGTCCAGAGTGGTGAGGCTGAACCGCCCGGGGTTGATGACGAACACGATGTAGGAGCGGTTGTTGAGGTAGTCCATCCCCCCGATGCCCGTGATGTACACGGTCTGGCCGGTCGTGAGGCCGTGGGCCGCGGAGTCGAACTGGCCTATGGGCGCGAAGACGATGGAGGTGATGTTGGTGGCGGGGCGGAGGAGTTGGCTTCCGTTGGCGATGAAGCGCATGTAGAAGTCCCCGAGTTCGAGGACGTAGGACTGCTCCTGGGAGAAGATGAAGGGGACCAGCCTCCCGGGGACATTAGGGTTCTTGGTGCGATCCACAAGCTCCGTGCCTGGGCGGGTGCTCGCGCCCCCGCGATAGTCCACGAAGAAGTTCCGCATCAAGGCGGCCCCGACGTGGTATTTGTCGAGGTCCACGCGGGCGAAGAGGTTGAGGGAAAGTTCCCCGGCGGAGAAGGACGGTTGGATTACAGATTGGGCCAACTCACATCCCCCAGTTCATGTCGGACCAACCCACGTTCCAGTCCCCAACGCCCATCGGGGCCGAGAAGGTGGACACCGGGCCCCAGCCGTCATTCCGCGCCGCCATCCAGTCGGGGGTGTGGTCGAGGGTGGGGATGGCCTCATTCCCGTCCGTGACCCGCGCGTTGGTAATAGCCATCTGCGCCGACTCAATGAACCCGGCCCTCATGTTCACATTCCCCGTGATGGCCATGCACATCTTGGCCGCCATGGCGCTCACCAGGGCCTGCGCGAAGTCGTCCTCGAACATCTCCGTGTTCGTCTCATCCGCCACGTAGACCGCGTGGGCGTACTGGAGGTTGGCCAGGAGCACCTTGCGGGAGTTGAGGAGGGAGGGCTCGATGTCCTGCGCGATGATGAAGCGGTTGGAGCGGGAGGGCCCGAGGCCGCAGAAGGCGACTTGGGTTCCCGGAATGGCGGTGGCGGGGTTGAAGTTCGGGCCGGGTGGGAGGATGTACCGGACCCTCAGGGCGTCGGAGGGGTAGGTGTACTTGAACCCCCACGGGTAGGGGGAGGTGTTGTCCTGCGCGTTGCCGAGTTCGGAGAGTACGAACTGTTTCCTTGCGAAGCCCCAGGGAGCCGCGCGGAGGAGTTGCTTCCGCAGAGGGTCGTACCACAGGGCGCAAGCGCGGGCCTCCTTGGAGCCCTCGGAGAAGGAGGCCACTGTGGCCCGTCCTCCGAGTTCACTCAGGGCCCGGTTGGAGATTTCGATGGGAGAGGTCATCGGGGATCAATCCTATTGAGCCGGAGGGTGATCAGCGAGCCACGTCGGGTTGGCGCAGTTCCACACCGTCCCGTCGTTCCAGGCACCGTTGGCTTGACCGGGACAGGCGGGGAAGAGGGCTCCTGAGAAGCTCCCATCGCCGTTGAGGCTCACACCCGTTGGGTTAGGCGTGAACTTCGCCAAAGCCTGCGCCCGGTTGTTCATGTCCACCATCGGGTTGACGAGAGCCGGGAAGGCTGCTTGATACGCCGGGAAGCTGGAGGCACTAATAGCCGTGTTGAAGAGAAGGGTGACGGTGCCAAATTGGCTCGCGGTGCTGGGGGTCGCGTTGGTGATGTTCCGCTCAACCACCGCGTCCGTGCCGTTATGGACCTGGATATTACCCGTCGTTGAGTTGGCGTTGGGCTGGTTAGCCAGGAGGGTGTTGAAGCGGATGATCGGATTGTTGAAAGTGTGCATGAACACCATGTTGGCGCCCAGGAACGCCATGATGTTGTTCTTCACCTCGGCGTTGACGAAATAGCTGGGGCTGTTGGTGTCATCGTTGAACACCCCGCCCGAGAGATCGTTGGGATCGCCGGTGCTCACGTTGCGGACGAAGATGTTGTAGTTGCTGCGCCCGTAGTCCGTGCCTGCGGAGAGGGTGCCGCCGTTCTGGGAGGCGTCCGCGTGAGTGCCTGCAACCTTATGGAAGTTGAAGGCGAAGTTGTACTCAATGTAGTTCGGGCCATCGGAGTTCGCCATCGCGTCCTCGTAGCCGTCTTCAATCACATTCCAGGTGAAGGTAGCGTGGTTCCCTGAGAGGGACTTCCCGAGGCCAATGAAATGGTTGTGATCGGCGACCGTGAGGTTGGGGGTGCCGTTGGCCGTGTTACCGGAGAGGAACCCGACGTAGTTCACACGGGTAGGATTGGGGGCCCCAGTGTTAAGAGGTCCAATCTCGAACCGGGAGTTGTAGGCGCTTATGCCATAGCCGGTAGAGGTGGCGCTTAGGAGGGCCGCGGAGGAAAGGGTAGGAACCGGGACGTTGGAGAAGAACCAGATGTCTCGGAAGGTGAAGGGCATCGGGCCGGGACCAACCACCGCCGCGTCCATTTGAATGCCTCCAATTTTGAACCCGTGCTGGAGGCGGGGGTTCCCGTTGGAGTCCATTGCAGTATCCACGGTCTCAGAGCGGATGGTGATGGTTGAGCCGGTGCCCGCGCCGTAGCCTCCCGCCGGGGGCCGAATGCGCCAGCCCGCAGAGCTAGGGTTCCACCAACCATCACGTCCGTACACGGTGTCCCCCAGCTTGAGGGACCTGTTGTCGGCTGCGCCAAAGTTCAACAAATCATCCAATTCCGATGAGTTGTTCGCATCCGTCACCTTCGCTCGGATGAAGGCGGTGTTGGGGAGAATGGGGATGGCGATGTCTTGAGACAGGGTGCCATCGGAGAGGGTTCCAGCATAAGGGCCGGTGTAGAACTTCTTCGCCGCGAAGGTGCCAGAGGGGCACAAGAGGTTGGGGGAGGTGATGGTAAAGTCGGTGGAGGGGTTGCCGAGGCCGTTGGTTAGTGCCGTGATGGTGATGGTGCCGAAGGTGGGCAGGAGGACGGTTAGGTCCACGCAGCCGTAGCCGGATGGGGTTTTGTCCCCAAAGGTAATCGGGATGGAGCCTCCCCCTGTGGCCGCGTGGCCCTTGAGGCCCAGGGGACCGGCATGGGATGGAACCGGGGTGAGAGCCGTTAGGGTCAGAAGAGCGAGGGCGAGGAGCTTCATTGGCCAACACCAAGGGTTAGGAGCCGGGGAGTCGTGCCTCCTGCGGCTGCGAGTACGAAGGAGGTGTAGGCGATGCCCCAGGAGCGTAGGGCGCTGGGGGCGATTGAGCCCGTGTAGGTGATGGGGGTTGTAGCCGACACCGTGCGGTAGGCCATCATGATAAAGTCGGTCGAGTTGACCGACTGGAGAAGGGTCCATGCGGGGTCCAGGGTCACGGTATCCCCTCCTGAGGCCGCCCCGTTGACGAAGAGGAAGAGGGGGACGACTTCGGTGGGTTGAGTGAAGGTGCCTGTGGTAAGGGTTGGGGCGGCGTTTTGGGCTGTGGTGCCCGTGACGTTGAGGTCGAGGGCAGAGGCCGTAAGGCCGTCAAGACACACCGCCCCAATCCAGTGGCGGGCGGTGGCATCATTATAGGTAAAGGTAATGGTGCCGCCAGAAGGGAGGGTGGTGGTGAGCTTGCTGTATGAGGGCCGCGAACGGTTGTTGTTGACAATGTTGGTGAGGGTAAGAAGAGTGTATGTGTTGGAAGCCGAGTCCACTGGGGCCAAGGAGTAGACCGCTGTGGAGGTGTTAGAGACTGAGAAGGTCCAGATGTAGTTCCCGGCGGGGCAGGCGGCGGTGGTAGTGAGGGACTGGGAGGACCCCGTGTTGGCCGCGAAGAGTTGGAGGCCCAGGGACACCGGAGCCGCGAAGGCGGGAGCCCCTAGGAGCGCCCACGCGAGAGTAAGGAGGGGGAGCAGGCGCTTCATGGGGAACTCCTACTTGAAAGCGTAGTTGAGATAAACACCTGCGACTGCGGAGGTGTTATCGGTGGAGGAGCCGCCGCCGGTGATGCAGAAGCCGATACCTGTGGTGAAGTCCACGCCCCAAGGGCCCACGTCAAGCACCGTGCCCGCGCCGGAAGCTGAGGCCGGGATGGGGTAGGCGACGCCGATGGCCCCGGTGGCGGAGGAACAGGTAGGGGCGGCGGCGAGGTTGTAGAAGCGAACGTAGGCCACGGTGGCTGTGGTGTTAATGACCGTGCCCCCGCAGAGTTTCCCCGCTGAGGCCTTGATGTTTGTGGAGTTCGTGGAGGCTGTGGAGATGAGGCCTCCGGGAGTGCAGCCTCCTGAGGTGGTTGCGTTGATGGAGTTGGGGACGGGGTTGGCTGCGGTGGCGATGTTAGTGCCGTCCACGCCCATGAGGGAGGATGGGGTCGAGAGGTCGATGGCAGCGCCAGCGGGGGTGTAGGGCACCATCCGGTTAGCCTGCACGGCCCCGGCGGTGACGGCCACGGCGGACTGGAGGGCCGAGGTGGAGCACAGGGAACAGGTGACAGCGGGAGGTGCCGCGAAGGCCGGGAGGGTGCCGCTGATACCGAAGGAGGTGTTGCCAATGGAGCCCCCTGCTTGGAAGGGCGAGCCAAGGGCCGTGATGATTGAGGTGGCGCGTTGGTTGTTGCGCTTGATGACCGCGTTGATGGAACAGGTGCCGTTGTCTGTGGCGCAGGCGGCATCGGCCAAGGCCCCCTGGGTCACATCTGCCCCATCCGCCACCGTGACGGCTCCACCGCCTCCCCCTCCGCCCCCAGACCCACCACCCGCGATGGCCGGGAAGCCGGTGCCCCCTGAGACCAAGATGGTGGTGGTGGAGGCTGCTGTAATAGCGTTGATGAAGGTGTTGGAACCAACCGCGAAGCCTGCGTTGGTGTTAGGCAGGACCGGGTACCCGGAGGTAGTAGCCGTTCCCGCACCAACTGAGAAGGTGACAAAGGCCGTGTTGGCCCCGGTGTTCTGTACCACCACAGTCGTCCCTGCGGGGAGCGCGACATTGGCGCTGGCGGTGGTGACGGCCAGGGAGGTGTTGGAGGTGGCGGAGGTGGGAGTGAACGGGGCGATGGAGCCGGAGAATGAGCCGGTGGTGTTGATGGAACCGTCGGCGTTGACGGTCATCATCCGCCCGCAGTTGGTGTTCCCATCACGCACGAAGCCGTTGGGAATGTTGGCGCACTGGTTCGGGTCCAGGGCGAAAGCGCTTCCCGCAACGGCGAGGCCGAAGAGGAGCGCCAGGGATGCGAGTATGCGCTTCATTGGAGGAGGGTCCTTAGGAATGAGGAAAAGGGAGGAGCCGAAGCCCCTCCCCCTTACGCTTACTTCTTGTCGTCGGCGGGCTTGGGAGGCGTGACCGGAGAGGCCACACCGCTGGTGCCCTTCGGCGGCGGGGGCCGTTCCCCATCCTCCGGCTTGGAGTGGACCGCCTCGGCGAGGCTCAGATCGAGGTCACGGTCCCGAGCCTCGGGAACACTGTCCACCGTGATGCCTGCACTGGGCAGGTCCATGATGGGGTGCAGGGAAGCGCCGGGGTTGGCCTCGTAGTATTTGTCCATCGCACGTTCAGCGGCGGCGTCCAGGGGCGTGAGGTGCGGCCCGGGGACGAAATCGTCCGCCACGGTAATGCGTTGGCCCTCTACGAGGAGGAAGGGGGCGATGAAGGTCTTGGTGTTGACTTCGTACTTAGCCATTGGAAGTTCTCCTTTCCTGCGGCTGGAGGGTTACGAGGCGACGGAGTAGTTCGCCGGGTAGGCGTTGAAGACTTGGCGGTCGCCCCCACCCGTCATGTACGAGAACACCGCGCCGGCGGTGGCCGTCGTGGAGATGTCGTAGCTCAGGCGGTGGTAGCGGTTGGGGGTGCCGGTGTCATTGAGTTGGAACGGCGGCACCTTGTAGCGGAAGATGGGGGCGCCGACGATCAGGTTGGCCAGGAGGATCACCGGGGACAGCACGATGTCCACGAAGGTCACGTTGTCAGCGGAGGTTTGGTAGGCGATCTGCATGGAGACCGTGGTGGCGAAGTTCTGGGTCACGAGGACGTGGAGTTCGAGGTCGTCTCCCGCCCCCACATCCCGGTTGGCCAGCATGTCGATGACGTTGGTGGAAACGCGGTCCACGGTGACGGCGACCCCGGAGGGCACACCGGCGGCGGAAACGGTTCCGTCGAAGACTAGGTTCAGGTCGATCATTGGAGGGGGTCCTTAAATTTGGGGGTTGCGGGAGGGCTTAGACGACACGGGACTCGGTGTCGAGCAGCGCGTCCACGCAGCGGATGGGGATGCCACGGTAGGTCGTCACCGTCATGCCGTCCCATTCCCGTTGTTGGAGGAGCACGTTGGACTTGTTGGCGGCTTGGATGTCCAGGTACTCCAGGATGGAGCGGTTGGCGTAGAACACCGGGCGGCCCATGACGATCTTGTCGGGGGTGGAGTCCGAGGTGTTCACCGGGCCGACGCCGGAGGGCTGGACCGGGAGGCGGTGCACCATCTTCGCCAGGATGGTGATGAGGTTGGCAGCACCGCCCGTGTTGAGGGCCGCAACGTCGATGTTGCACGCGCGAACGGCTTGCCGCCAGTCGTGGATGGCGAGGCCAATCTTCCACGAGAGCCAGTCCCGGTAGGCCAGGAACTCTTGGGCCGGGGTGGCGCCATCGGTGATGGGGAGCATCCCCATGTCCCGGTGTTCGAGGCCGGCTTGCGTGCCCTTGGGGAAGATCGCATGGATGGCCGTCGGCCCCCAGTTGATGAGCCACAGGGAGGTGTTGGTGTTGCCGGTGCCCAGGCAGTCGAGGACGTTCTTGGCGATGGGGGACGTCGCCGGGTTCACGGTGTTGTAGATGTTGGCGAAGCCCGTGAAGGCCGTGGGGTCGGTCGAGCGGTTGGCGTAGAACAGGTCCGAGGCCAGTTGTTGGCCCAAGCCCTGCATGTGGAGTTGGACCTCGTTCGCGCGGAGTTGGGCGAGGTTGCCGCCGAGTTCCGCAAGGTCCTTGTCGATCGTGGCCCAGTCGGCGTACTGGGAGCAGGTGGCCACGAGCTTGGCGACCCCGCCTTGGCTGCGCGCAACGCCGGAGTTGTAGATGCGGCGGCTGGGGGTGGGGAGCTTGACGACTTGGGTGAACTCGAAGGCGTTGCCGCTCTGGCACTCGACGGTGAGCATGTCGTCGATGACGCTGTTGCACTGGGACAGCATGTTGACGAGGGTGGAGATTTTTCCATCCTTGTCGTGACGGAGGGCCCATTCAGCGTAGGTGAACGAACCGGGGGTTAGGAGAGCCATGGAGTGTTATCCTTCAGCGTTGGGGTAAAGGGTTTCGGCGGCAGTGCCGCCCCTCTTAGTCGCGGGGCCCTGGGCGGGGACACTGGTGCCTTCCGCCAAAGCCGATGCCATCTTGTGGATGAACTTGATGATCGAGGGGTTCCAGCCGGCTCCGGTGAGGTCGAAGGCTTGACGCGCCTCCGGGGAGCCGTAGAGGTCGAAGGCGTTGGCGATGGAGGCAGTTACCTCGGCCTTCTTGGAGCCCGCGAGTTCGGGGTCGGCGTTGATGGACGCCTTCCACTCATCAAGGGTTGTGTTCCAGGCCTCGGTTTGGGCGGTGGCCCACGCCTCGGCGGAACGGTTCAACTCCGCGACGTGCATGTCGATGAGGTTTTGGCCCACTTCAGGAGGGACTTGGCTCTTGGCCAAAGTTTCCTTGAACGTGTTAACCGCGGTTTCATCGACCGTGACACCCTCGGGGAAGGTGAAAGTGTAGGAGTCGGCGGTGAGGGTGTCAGAGCCCTCCTCGCCTTCCTTGGGTTCCTCGGAGTCAGGCGCCGCCTCGGTGGACTCTCCAGCCGGGGCTTCCTCAGCAGGAGCCTCCTCGGCCGGGGCCTCACCAAGCGGGGAGCCTGCGAGAGGGTTGGGGGGAGCGGGCGCTTCACCCTCAGGTGCGGGGGTGGAGGAGTCCGGTGTCGGGGTATCAACCATTGTCGTCGTCCTGTTCCTGGAGTTCGACGCCGGGATTGTTCTCCCGCGTCATTTGGAGGTAGCCGGTAGGGGTGTACTTGATGACGTCCATCAGGAGCCGGTTCCCGGCGGCCCGCTTGCCCTCCATGAAGGCGGTGCCATCGGGGGAGCCTTGGATGAAGGTTTGGGCGAACACGTTCGCGTCGGAGAGTTCGTCCCACACGAAGCGGCGGCCCATCACGGTGGACATGAGGAGTTCGATGGAGGTCTTGCGGGCGCGGGTGCCCTCGAAGGCCTTGGCCTGTTGGCGGGCCGCGAGTTTTTCACCCTGGATGAAGGCGTCGGCCATCAGGCGTTCCCCAATACAGCGTCGAGGGCGTTCTGGCCCCCTCCGAGTTGGGTTTCACTGAGGGTCTTGCCAGCGCCCACAAGGCCGGCTGTAGCCTCCGCAGCCATCGCGGCTTGCTGTTCCTTGGCCCTCGCGGCGCGGATGGCGTCCACATCCTCACGGGAGCGGATGGTCCTCGGGTTGGCCTTGATGTAATCGGCGTAGACCTCGATGGTGACATCGGTGTCGATGTTGTCCATGATGTCGGGTTGCACGGCCACGAGGTTCCCGGCGAGTTGGAGCATGCGTTCGAGGGAGGAGGTGGCGGTGGCTGTGGCGGCCTCGGCCAGCATGGAGATGTACTGGACGTCGATTTCGCCGCTCAGGCCCTCAGGCGCCGGGGGGAACAGACCCTTGCGCGCCATGATGGCAAACACGCGGTCGATGATCGGGTCGAGGACCTCGTTCTCAAAGCGTTCAATCACCGGGCCGAGTTGGATCAGCTTCTCCTCCCGCCTCGCGTCGATCTCGGTGGCGGTCCTCACGGTGTCGAGGGAGGACACCATCATGAAGAGGTCAACGTAGAACACGTCCTTGATGCGGCGTTGGACCTCTTGGATGTCCCCGGCGAGTTCTTGGATGCGGGGGTCGACTTGGTACGCGGGCTTGAAGCCTGCGCCCTGGAGGTCGGCTACGTAGGTGACAGCGCCCGGGAGGATGGAGGCCGGCTCGTTCTTCATGGAGACGGAGCCCACCATCGGGGGGCGGACCAGTTTGTCGATGGCCTCGGCCTTGCGCCGTTGCTCGATTTGGAGTTGGCGGCAGGCGGGGAGGGCGTCCATGCCGGGGCCCGCGGAGCCGTAGGCGTCGTTGGAGGTGGTGCTCCAGCGCGCACCCACGAAGGGCTTCTCGCGGTAGCCCGCCAAGGAGATGAGGAGGTCATTGCCGCCGGAGGCCTCGACCCAGTAGGCCTCGCGGTATTTGAAGGACTTGGGGACCACATAGGCCATCTCGGCGGAGCCCTGCGCCCACAAGGTCGCGTTGGGCTCGATGACGTGGCAGATGATGATTTCGTTGGTGAGTTGGGTGCCGCCCTGCTTGTAGGCCTCGCGGACGGACTCCGGGAGCGCCTTGAGGCCGAACTGTTGCACCGCGGCCTTGATGGTGAGGGGGAACTTCCGCGCGTGGGTGTCAACGGCGTTGGTCGGGCCGAGGCCGAAGTAGAACTCCCCGAGGCAGGGGTTGTAGCACCGGATCACTTGGTCCGGGTCGTCGTAGATGAGCATGGAGGCGGAGCAGAACACGCTGAGGTCGTGGTACATCACCCCCAGGGATTGGTAGAAGTTACTCTCCCCCAACACGCGCATCATCCGCCTCTCAACCTCCGCAAGCCAGTTCTTCACCGGGCCGGGAGGGATGTCGGCGAGGTCATGCAGGCCGAGGCGGAACCAGGGGCGGGTAGGGGACGTGAGGCCCGCCATCATGCCTGAGGAGCAGGTGCGGGCTGCGATGACCCCAGTTTCGTCCACGATCGCTTGGTTGACTTGGGAGCCCCTGTTCATCTGGTTGGGGGTAACAAACCACCTGTAGCGGCGGGGGAGGAGCATTTCGGCGAGTTGGGCCCAGTGGACCCAGAAGGACCGACGGTCAATCTCCATCCCCGCCACAAGGCCATCGAGGTGGGCCCGCAGGTTGATTTGAGTTGTGAGGGGGAGGGAGCGCGGGTCGATCAAGGGTTAGCCCCCCAGGAGGCCGACGAGGGCCTTCTTGCCTTTGGTGAGCAGGCCGCCGCCTGAGGTGCCCGAGGTGAGGTAGGTGCCGCCCAACGCGCGTGAGGTGTTGTTGCCCCCCTTAGCTTGGGTGGGGGGCTGGAGGGCTGCGGGGGTGGGCGGGGGAGGGAGGGTCTGGACCTTGGGGAGTTTGGGCTTGCCCATTAATGGTATGATGCCTCCGTTTCGGGGATGGTGGCTTGGAAGGCGGCTTGGGACAGCGGGTCGTAGTCGGTGGCGGCTTTGGCCGCGCCCTTGAACCGCTTGGCGGAGATCGGGAAGGCGAAGGAGATGGCGAGGCAGTCGGCCATGTCGGGGGAGTCTTCCATCTCCTCCTTGGGCGTGAGGACGATGGCCTCCCGCATGTTCTTGGCCTTCGAGTGGGTGTACTCGACGGAGATGAGTTGGCGCATGAGGTCTTGGGAGTTCTCGATGCAGCCGCCCTCGCGGAGCCAAGTGCGGAGGGAGAGGTACATTTCGGCCCGTTTGTTGGCGGCTATCTCTCCTCCGAGGGGTACACTTGCCGATGCTCCAAACTGAACTTCGAGGGGGTGGTGCCCGAGGTGTCGGAGGAAGTCGATGACCCCGCCGCCAACGCCTCCACCGTCCACGAGAACGGCGTCGGGGCCATGAAGGCCGATGAGGTTGGCCACTTCTGTGGCAAGTTCCACGTTGTTGAGTCCGCGGTATCGCCGCATGGGGATTGACTTGGCATCCTTACCCTTCCTGAACCCGATGACCGACTCATCGTCCCCATACCGGGCCACGTCCACCATCATGATGAGGGCCTCGCCGTAGAGGATGGTAGGCTCCCTGTTCATGGCAGCGGAGATGATGTCGGAGGGGATAAGTTGGGCTGCGGAGGCTGAGGGGAACTGGCCGAGCCACCGGACCTTGATGTAGTCGCTGTCCAGCCCCCACAGTTGGATTTGCTTCTCGATCCGCTCCTTGTTGGTGAAGCTCACCTCGCGGGAGTCCACCGTGAAGGTCTTCCAGAACTGGCCCTGGCCGTGGGGGTCGAAGCACTCCCGGAACCGCCCGGTGTTGCGCGTGGGGTTCCCGGTGGCAATCCAGATCAGTTCCGTGTGGAGTTCGTTCATCACCCCGTCGATGGTCTCCCAGATTTTCTCCACAATGCCGGAGGCCTCGTCGAAGATGACGATGATGCGCTTGCCGTAGTTGTGGAGGCCCGCGAAGGCCTCGGGGTTGTCCTCGGACCACGGAATGGCGTCAATGCGCCACTCACGTTCCCGGTCGGGGTCGGTGGCTTGGATTGAGGTGGCGGTGACTTTGAAGAACTGCTTGCCGAGGAACAGGCGGTGCCACTTGGAGAGTTCGGTCCAGAGCTTGAGGCGGAGTTGCTTCTCGGTGTTGGCGGTGACAACGCCTTTGGTGTCCTCGCGGGTGGAGATGGCCCAGAGGATGAGCCAACAGACGAGGGCGGATTTGCCGATGTCGTGGCCCGACTTGGTGGCGATCTGGAGGGCTTCAGCGAGGATTTGCTCTGGGAGGGACAGGCTCTCGATGAGTTTGGCCTCCATGTAGGAGAGCAATTCATCCTGCCACTTCTCGGGCCCCTTCCGCTTGATGAGTTCGCCTTCTTCCCCCCACGGGAACATGGCGTAGACGAAGGCACGAGGACGCCGGGCGAAGGTCCCGAGGAACTCAAGCAGTTCGGTGTCGGGAGCCCCCTCCTCCATGGCTATTCCCCTTCGCGAGGCAGGAGGGTAGCGGTCTGGAGGTCAGCGGCGTCCGCGCGCTCCCGGGCGGCCCTGAGGCGGTCCCCGAGGCCGAGGTTCACGTTGAGGTTCAGGTTCTTGGTCACAGGCGCGTGGCCCGTGCGGTCGGCCAGGAGCTTGATGGCGTCCATGAGATGGCCGGGACCGAACTTCTCGGGGGCCTCGTCCAGCATCTCCTGAAGGGCCCCCAACATGTCCATGGAGAGGGCGGCGGCTGCGGAGGTGAAGTCCTGGAACTCATCGTCCACCACGCCCTTGTAGTGAGTGACGAGTTCGGCAAAGGCCGGATCGTTGACGAGGTGCGCGAGGTTCTGAGGGCTCCGGCCCGTCATGGCCGCCACTTTCACCATCGGCATCCCCGAGGCGATGAGTTGCGCGAGGCGGTGGTGAGTGTGGCGGAGGCGCTTGGCGGTTTGGTTGAAGGCCATGCCGGAGGTTGCGCCTGAGGCCTCATGTGCACGCTGGGCCTCAAGGTGTTGGCCATCCAAAGGCCCCCAATCCTCCACCACCATATCCAGGGGCTGGCGCTTGTTCGCCTTCGAGGCAAAAGCGTCCGAAAACCCCCCGGAGTCGAGGAGTTCTTCAAATTCGGCGGGGGAAAGCGCGGTGTTGGGCATGAGGAGGTAGTATGGCCAAGAAACGGGCTGCGGCCCGTGGCGGGGGAGGGCGATGGGGCCACTGTGGGGCCTAGGGGGAGGGAGGGCAAGAGAAATCGCTTTGGGGGTTGACGTGGGGCCCCTGTGCGACTATTCGCGCGCGCGGGCGGGTGCGCGCGGTCTAGAAGGAGTGGGACGGAGCGGGAACGCTGTTGGATGGTCAACCTCCACGAACCCGCACATAGGTCAACCTCCTCCCCCCACGATGCATAGGGGGTATGCGGCGGGGAGGGGTGCCTCCCTCCCTGGTGCTGGAGTTCGTCTTTGGGCCTTGGGTTTGGGGGTGTTTGTTCGCGCTGTGTTCATGGTGGATTTCACATAACACCCGCGATTGTGGGGGAATTGAGTGAGGTGGAACGTATGAATGTGCGTTGACAAGGCGCTAGAGCGCGTGTCAGATCAGGCCTCAACACCAACGGGAGACAAGACCATGACTGATAAGTGGGAAGTGGTACGGATACACGGGGATGAACGGGCGCACGTGCGCTCCACCCACAAGAGCGTGGAACTCGCCGAACGCGCCTTCGCCAAGGCTGTCAAGAGCAATGAGTTCTACGCGGTGGATGTGTGCTTCCTCCCCAACGGGCGCGAGGTGGATTTCGACCCCATCTTCGGCATCGCCAACGGGTTCCAATGGGTTCAGCACTCGCACGCATCGCGGACCGTGTGGAATGAGGACAGTTTCAACGACTAGGCGAGCGCTACACCAACACCAACGCCCCCAAGGCCTCCCCTCACACGGGAGGCCTTTTTGATGTCTCGGGCGCGCTTGTATTGGCGTCAAGCGTAGTCTCTGGGGGATCGCCTCGGGACCTCGCGAAAACGTGATTTGATATATATTTTTTTTTATGAACGTCTTTTCAGGCCTCCCGAGCGGACCCCTCGGAGACTACGCTTGACACCGATACAGGCGGCTTGCAGACGTAGACGCATCGGGCGACCCATGCTATCCTGAGCCCTCAGTTCACCCTCAGGAGCAACGCCCCCATGGGCCACCAACGCGCAATCACTCCCTCCTCCTCAAGCGTCAAAGACCTAGCGGACCTCGCGCTAAATGAGGCCGATGGCCTCACCCTCACATGGCTTGCCGAGGACATCGGGCTTGAGGCTTGCGCCCACAAGGCGAGGAGCTTTCAAACCACATTCACGGCCTTCAGGGCGAGGGCGAGGCGGATGCATTACCGGGAGGAGAGCGCGCTACTCCTCGACACCTCCGCACAGGGACCATATGACAAGCTCGCCTGTGTGCGTGAGCCGTTGGCGAACGGCGCGGGCTGGACAGTCTCCCTCCTACACGCCCATGACCTCCTCGCCGGTGTTCATATCACCACAGGCAAGGGTGATCCTGTGGCCACCCTCGACCCCAAGATGAAGCGTTGGGGGGAATTGTTCGGCAAGGCGCAGAGGTTCCCCCACGACATCACACAGGAGGAGTATGACTTCTGCGTGAGCGTCATCCCCGATTGCTTCATCGACGATGAGGGGAACCCATGGTTCACCCTCCACCCCTCACAGGTGCGAGGGGAGCCTAAGGTTGACCCTGTGACGGCTCCCCCTCCAGCTAGTGCAGCAGAAATGTTTGGGGGAACGAAAAAAACCCCTTGACCTCCTCAATGGAGGGATTAGAGTTAGTTCAACACCAACGAACTAGGGACAACTCCAGTGACCCGCGAACAAATCGAAACCGCCCTTGACCGTCACCAACTCAAGGCGCGCATGACCAACGGGAGGTTGTGGCAAATCAAGCGCAACGGGGCGACTAAGACTTGGAAGACGCGCCCCAACGAATTCCGCATCCCCATTAAGATCGGGTTCCGCCTCTACGACTACATCGACCAAGACAATTTCAACAGTGACGGGTTTGTCATCGACTAATCCCCCCACAACCTCACTCCCTCCTACCGGCTCCCGCGCGAAAGCGTAGGGAGCCTAAGGGGTGTAAGCTGGTGGCCGCAACGCCATTCACCAACACAGGAGGCCCAACATGCGCCCACAGGGGTAAAGCCCAAGGCGTGACACTCAAAAGACGGGGCGGCGAGAAATGCCGTCATATGGCCCGCCCCGTTCATTGATTGCCACTAGGAACCACTCACATGCGCCAACGCAAACCCTCAAGCCTCACCCCTAGCGAGCGCCACACGGTAGCTCACGCGCTGGAGGTTGCAGCGGAACAATTCGAACGTGACGCCGCTTGGTGCGCCCTGGAGTATTGGGCGCACCGCATGGCCTACCTTCACGCCATGGCCCGTACCTTCCAACTCCAAGCGAAGGAAAACCGCGCGCTCATTGGTGTGTTCCAATGAACCCCGCCGCCCTTCACCTCGCCAACCTTCGCGCCTGTGTCATGTTCGTGGAGGGTACAGGCGCGAGGGGGAAGCAACGCGACATGTTCGCCAAAACCTTCATGCTTGGAGCCACATGCTGCGCCCTCAAATTAGAGGTTGACCTTCAAGCGGAGATGCGTCTAATCTCCTCTGGAGGCTGGAAGGCCCTCAAGGCCCAACTCCTCGCCCTCGAACGTGTAACCCTTAACCCCACCCACGCGAAACAAGCAGAGGACATTTGACCCATGCAACGCCGTCACTTCGAAGTCATCGCCAACGCCCTCAACAAATCCATTTCCCGCTTCTCCAACTCCCCAAGCGGGCCGTGGTATATGAAGGAGGAGGGCCGCGCCATCTGTGAGGACACGGCCGACGCCTTGGCCTCCACCAACCCCAACTTCAACCGCTCGCGCTTCCTGGCCGCCTGTGGCGTGGAGGACTAGGCCATGACCTCCTCACCCTCCCTCAAGCGTGCCCTAGCCGCCCTCGCCCTTCGCACCTCCCGCAAGCCGGTGTCCCTCGCAGGGCCCAAGTGGAGCCACCCCAATGCTCACCCTCATTGACACGGCCCTGTTCGCCCTCTCCGTCATCGGCATCGCCCTGGCCACCTTCATCGGCGTTGCCCTCGTCTGGGTCCTAGTGGCCCTCAACATGCCAAGCCCCCCGGAGGACTAGCCTCATGCCCCGCGACCTCCCTCCCTCATATGACGCAGGCAAAGAGGACGGCATGCCTTGGCCAACGCGCCACGCGAGCCTAGCGCCCTCCGGCTGCACCCTCGGAACCTATTGCCTGTGCGCGGTCCCTCGCGACGGCTGTGTGTGCTTCAACCCCCCGCATCCCACCCCCGATGACCTCGCCCACCTCGAAGCCCTCAACATCTTCATCCACGGCAAGGAGCAACCTCCCGTGAACGAACAACCCAAAACCAAGCGCGACACCCGAGGGAACCTCGTCCCCCAACCGGCCTATGAGGGCTGGAGGCCAACTCCCTCCCGCACCCGGCTGGACATCCTGTCCAACCTCATCGGCACGGTCGCCCTCATCACCTTCGCCCTGTGGCTTCTCTTCGGGGGGCCTCACTGATGCGCGCCCCCTCCACCCTTGAGGCCATGCGGCGGGAACAACTCCTCCACGACAACGCGGAACAACTCCACGCTTGCCTTGAGACCGTGCTTGGTGTTCTAATCCTCACCAAGCGGCGGATGGTCAACCGTAACATATCCGTCAACGCCCTAGGCTCAGCCATCACCTACGCCGAACACACCCTCTCCCGCGCCGAAGGACGCAACCCCCTCAAATGAAGGCCCTCACCCTCCCCGCCGCCGAGAAGCGCATTCGCGCGCTAATCCTTCGCAAGTTCGGGGACCGCGCCCCACCCCCCGAACACGTCACCCGCCTCGCCAACGACCTCATTAAACGGGAAGCCCCCAAATGACCCCCGACGCCTTCACCTACCTCCTCGCCCTCCTCGGCGCAGCCGCATGGCTCATCGGCGCAACCCTCGCCACCCAATCCTTCATCCGGGGGACTAAGGGCCAACAGGAGCCGGGGGAATGACCGCCTCAACCTCCCCCCTCACCCCCGCCATCATCATGGACCTTCGAACCTCCGTCCCCGCCCAGGTCCGATGCCTCGACACCGGCCTTGGCACCATCGGCGTTCCCTTCATCCTCCACCTCCCCGCCGATGACCTCTTCGCCCTCCACGCCTACGGCCTTATGCTCGCGGTCCACGCGGACCCGAGGGTACTAGGCGAATGCCTCAGGCAGGAGCGCGCGGAACCCGGCTTCATACGGCGGATTCTAGACCCTAGGGAGGACGTTCTAGCCGCGTCGCTCGATCCTAAGGGCCGGGCCGTTCTAGCCGCCCAGCGGCGAATGGAGGCCGCCAAGCAGGCCGATTACGCCCGATCCCAGGAGGCCGCCATCGAACGCCGCACCTCCCACCTCAACCTCACGGCCATCGGCCTCGACGACCTCTAAGGACCCCCCATGGAAGTCTTCCTCTTCTACCTCTCTATCGTCCTGGCCGCCGCAGTCGGCGCTATCATTGGAGACCTCATCGCCCGGAACCTCTAACGGCTCGCCTAGGGACCACCTGCCATGCCCCACGGAGACATTATCGGCCTAATCATCCTAACCATTCTCGCCGTCGTCATCGTCGGAGTTGTGTGGGCTGTTGGGAACATCTCACGCCTCCCTTGACACCCCCAACATTTTCCCCCACGCGCGCATTTTTCACTTGACCCCGCGCGTTGTATGTCCCAGAGTACCCTCCATCAACCCCCCGGGGCCACAGGCCCTCAACCCAGGACGAAACCAAATGCCCTCCTACACCTCCGAAACCCCCACCATCGAGCGCAAGTTCTACGACATCACGTTCCAAGTCCCCGCGCCCTTCGCCGCCGGTCACACCCTCACCGCCAACGAGGCCAACTGGATGAACTCCAACGTGGCCTCGGTCATCGGCAACGCCTACTCCGGCGACATCCGCCGCGCCATGCAGGCCCACAACGAAGCGGCCCTCAAGGCTCACACGGAAGCGGGAGGCAAGGCCAAGGACTTCAAGCCCGCTGAAGACGTCTCCGTCCTCGGCTGGGATCACGCGGCCAAGTTCGCGGAGAAGTACGCCGGATACGAACTCGGCGTGACCTCGCGCGGTGGCGGCAGCGGCGAAGGCTCCTCGCCCCTCTCCCGCACCATCATGTTCCTGGCCGCCGAAGACCTCAAGGCCCGCATGGTCCGCAAGGGCCTCAAGGTCGCCAACTTCTACAAGGCCGCCGCGCAGGACGGCACCAAGTTCAAGTCCCGTTGGGCCGAACTGCTCGCGCAGAACATCGAGGCCAAGCGCGATGAGTTCACCGAGACCGCCACCGCCATGCTCGCCAAGGCGGAAGACGACGCGGAGGACGACCTGCTCTCCGGCGAAGTCCCCGCCGACGACACCTCGGAGGTCGCCGCCGCCGCCGAGTAGGCCTCAAGCCTCGCGTTGGGTGGGCGGCTCGCATCCCCCCGCCTCCCGTACCACCCTTCGCGCAAGGGGGAGGGCCCTTGGAGGAAACTCCAGGGGCCTTTTCCTTTAAGTGAGGGCGTAGGCCCCCAACCCCGGCCAAGGGAGGCCAACATGAAGGACTTCATCGAACACCAATACCGCGCCCGCATCCTCCAGTGGGATGAGCCCACCGAGGACGGCGACGTTGTGTTCGCGGCCTACGTGGACGGTCGCCTCATCCGCGCCAACTCCCTGGCCCTGTTCCTGTCCGCCCTTCAGGAGGGGTCCCACACCCCCCTCCTGTTGGCCGCCTAAGGTAGCTCCCTCCCATGGACCTCCGCGCCTACCTCCCACCCCGCAAGGGCCAACACAGGGACTTCATGGTCATCAACGGGCGGCACGTCCCCGGTTGGCGGTGGCAATGGGTCCGCCTGTTCCGTAAACTCATCGGGAGGGGGTAGCCGTGAAACGCTATGCGGTCTATGTCTACATGGAGGAGGATGAGGGCATGGAGGACGGCTCTCTCCTCTCCACATACGACACTCAGGCCGAAGCCGTCGAGGCCCTAACCTCCATGCACCTCGACGGCTACATCGTGGACACCGAGGCCGCAACCTAATGCCCTCCACAACCGAACTCGCCTCCTTTTGGTATGCCGCCCTAGCGGAGCCCTTGGGCATCTGGCTCCGCACGCCCTCCCCAACGCGCCTCAAGTCCTCCCTCTACGCGGTCCGCGCCCGCATGAAGGACCCCCGGCTCGCCTCCCTCCAAGTCCGCACTCCCCCTCCCGGCGAGGCTAACGGCCTAGGCCCCCAGAACCACCTGTGGATCGTCAACCCCGAAGGTGACGAGGGAGTGCTCCCCGAGCCCGAGACGGAGCCGCCCCCCAATGCCCGCTAAGCTCAAGGTCCCCGTGCGCTTCGTCAAGTGGCGCATCCGGGAGGATGACCTAGACCTCCTCGAAGCCCTCCACGGCGCGAAGGGCGTCAACCCCGCCGTGCGCGACATCCTCCACATGTACTGTGAGGCGGTGCGGCGCAAGGGCCTCCCGAGAGCCTAACCGTTCGGAGGTTTGGCCCAAAATAAACCCCTTGACATCTCGTTGAGTTCGTGTTAGACTACCTCATCAATTAGAGGAGTCACCAATGTCCCGTCAAGTTCAATTCTCCCGCGACTACTACACCGTCAACGTGAGCTACCGCCTCCCCGCCCCCAAGAGGAAGGAGTTCCACGATTTGATGAAGCACATTGACCCCACCCTCCCCAAGCGCACACAGGCCCGCATGACGGAGCCTCAGGCCGAGGCCCTGGCCGAGGTCCTTCGGAGGTGGGACATCCCCGTTGAGGTCAACAAGACCTGCGATCTGGACTTCTAATTCCTAGTGCGGAGGTCGGGTATTAGCTATATCTAGTGCCCGACTTATGCTCAAGCTACTACATATATGGCTTGACTATGCTCCTCCCGATGGTATGGTCTACCTCTACCCGCAAGGAACCCCTCATGGCCTACCCCATTAACCCCCTCACCGGGCGGCAAATCCGAGGCTTCGGCGCGATGTCCTTCGAGCGCCGGGTTGAACTCGCCACTAAGGGGGGCTCCGCAGTCCCCGCCCACAAGCGCTCCTTCGCCGTCAACCGCGAACTCTCGGCCTCCGCTGGGGCCAAGGGCGGCGCGGCCTCCAAGGGCGGTGGGCGCAAGCGCAAGGTCCCAGTCTAACCCCTCCCTCCCTGAGGCCTCCGTGACCCCACCTAGCCTAGGGGAGCGGATCGTCTATAGGTAGACGACCGGCCATATGGCCGGACGAGTATAGTTCCCGCGCCCCAGGTTCCAAGGGCACTCCACGGTGAAGGAACCTGAGACCCCGCGACGAACTGAAGTCATTCCCTCCCTCCCCCCGGCCCACCAACAGGACAATCCAGATGAACCCCACCGCCTCCGTGATGCTCGTTGAGGACTCCATCCGCCCGTGTATGGTCGAATACGACCCCGAGAACTACAAGAACAACTCAGGCACCACCTTCTTCAAATGCCTCGACCCCAACATCAAGGTCGATGACCTCGTGATCGTCACCACCAACACCCGCCACGGGATGACCGTGGCGAAGGTGAAGAAAATCGGCGTGGCCGATGTCCCCGTGAACTTCGAAGGGGCCGACATGTGGGGCTGGGTGGTCGGCCCGGTCCCCCACGAACAGCACAAGCGCATCCTCGACACCGAGCGCCAGATCGTCGGGCGCGTGCAGGAGGCCCACACCAACAAACTCAAGACCGAACTCAAGGACGCCATGGGCCTTAGCAAGGTCTCCTTCAAGGACCTGAACCTCAACGAGGCTGCGGCCCTGCCGGCCCCTCCGGTTCAACCCCCCGCACCACACACCGAGGCCTCCTCCACCGTTGGCGAGGAGTTGATCTAACCCCCCATCCGCCGCCTGTGCCCTGGTGTCCTAAGTTCCACAGGAGCGGGCGGCAACTCTTGCATATGCAAGAGTTATACAGGCTGAACCTATCTGCCTGAAGGTGACAGGGAGGAGGGGGTGTGGAACCCCAGGGCGAAACCCCCTCCTCCCCAAACCTCCCTCCCTCCTCACTTTAGGCGGACAGCTAGACGGCCCCGAGGCATCGCGCACCCCCAGCCTCCGGGGTATTAACAAGGGGAACCCCGCAACCATCCCCCGCGCTAGCTGTCCACCTAAATTGAGGCCAAGCCCATGCAAACGAACGAAGACGTTGACGACACCGACGACGTTCCCCGCCACACCATCGGTTTGTTCGACGCTGAGGAACGCCTAACGGAGCTTGCCCTAGGGGAACGCCTCACCACCGTCTACCCCACAGCCGAGTTCTCCCTCCGTGAGGACCTTCGCCTCGTCCTCAACGAACTCAACGGCCTCAAGCAATTTGACCCGAGGTAACCCCCAATGCCCGGCATGATCCAACCCGCCCGCGAAGTCTACTGGTCCCACGACGAACAACGCCTCCTGGCTGTCAAAATCTACTCCCCCCTCACAGGCAACGCACACATCATGGAGGTGCAGGACGTTGAGGGCGTGGAGAACATCACCCGCGAGCAATGGGACCGCTGGCAGGCTGGAGAACACATCCAAACCGCCATGCCCCAACTCACCGCCCCGGAGCGCGAGTTCCTTATGTCCGGCATCCCCCCGCATAAGTGGGACAAGTACATGAAGGACGCGGACTAGCTTCCCATGGCCACCTGCCCCAAATGCTCCCACCGCCCGCTCACCACCCTCAAGCTCCCCAACCATACCCCCAACACCCTCCGCCCCAAGTCCTGCCCCCGTTGCGGGCCTCTCCCACATAAGGTTGCGCCCCATGTCACGTGACGATGACCGTTACGGTTCCTCCTACGACCCCCGCAGAGGGCCCATGCGCGGCCCTGATGGGAAGCGTATGCGCGACCGTGACGCGGAGCGCCGGGAGTACGAGCGCCGCCAACACCAACTGCGAGGCTGCGGCGACCCCGGCTGTGCCATCTGCAACCCGGACACGGCCAACTCAATTGGTAACGGCATCAACCGGGGGGCGGACCCCTACACCTTCAACCCCTTCGCCAACCTCCCCCCGGACTCCTCCTACATCTCCTTCGACACCTCCACCGCATCGCGCATGGCTGAGGCTATGCGTATGGTCAACTCGTTCGTGGGCTACGATGAGGCCCAACCGCCCAGCCTCGCCTCAAACCCCAAATCCACCCTCCCTCCTCAAACCTACCGCGCCGCCCGGGAGAAGGTCAAACAATGGATCATCCCGGCCCCCACCCAAGCCTTCACCGACATCATCGGGAACGATGAGGCCCTAACGCTCCTGCGCGAGGCCATCCAAGCCCCGGTGTTGCACAAGGAGTTGTACGAGGCCTACTCCATGAAGGCCCCGCGTGGCGCGCTCCTCTCAGGCCCCCCCGGCTGCGGCAAGACCATGTTCGCGAAGGCCGCAGCCGCCGAGATGGTCCAACTCTACGGGGCCGCCGTCGAGTTCATCTCCCTTTCCGGCCCCGAACTCCAGACCATGTACGTGGGGGAGACCGAGGCCCGCATCCGCGACATCTTCGCGTTCGCCCGGGAGTACAGCGCCCATCACAAGCACCCCCTCCTCATCTTCATCGACGAGGCCGAGGTCATCCTCCCCGACCGCACCGGGCGCGCCCGCCGTGTTGCCCCGTGGGAGGAGTCCCAAGTGGCCCAATTCCTCACGGAAATGGACGGCATGAGGGAGTCCGGGGCCTTCCTCCTCCTCGCCTCCAACCGCCCGGAGGCCATTGACTCGGCCCTCCTGCGCGATGGCCGTTGCGACTTCAAGATCAAGGTTGCCCGCCCCACCCGGGAAGCCGTCGAGACCATCCTACTCAACAACTTCACCGGCAAGTTCTTCTCCGGTGAGGTGGGGGAGCTTGTCACCTACGCCCTGGAGGCCCTGTTCGACCCCTCGCGCGTCATCACCGATGCCCACGCGGTACGCCTCAGGCTCAAGGACTCCTCCGAAGGCCTCACCTTCGACAACCTCAAGCTAGAAACCAAGGACCGGCATTTCCTCCTTGAGCACATCATCTCGGGAGCCATGGCGGCCTCTATCCCCGCCCGCGCCACCCGGCACGCCTTCTCCCGGGACGTCAAGGCCGGGGGCACGGAGCCCACCGGCATCACCCCGGAGGACGTCCTCAAGGCCGTGTCCGACCTGTTCACCGAGAACAAGGACCTCGAACACGCCTACGCGATGGAGGAGTTCCAGAAGGCGTTCCTGGCGGAACTCAACACTAAGGGAGAGCCTAAATGATCCCCGACCGACCCTCCACCGTCAACCGCCTCGTCCACGTAGAGGACGCCTCCAAAGGTTTCTGGATCGAACTCGGCACAGGCTTCGACGGCTCCTTCGCGGTCATCCTCCATGTCGTGGGCCTTGCCTCCGAGGCCGAAGCCAACAGCCTCGCCGTCAACTTTTGGGACACCCTGGAAGCCTCAGGCTTCACCCAACGGAAGCCTCCCCAATGACCACCTCCCCGCTCTCAACCCCCTCCCCCGACGCCCTCGCCCTAATCTTCGAGGGCGACCCCCTGGAGCGCACCGAGGCCGAAGTCCTCCTGGCCATCCAGGAACTCCACCGCCGCCGCAACGCCTTCACCTCGGATGAGGCCGCGAAGTCCCTCAAGCCCAAGGCCACGCGCACGAAGGCGGAGAAGCAGGAGCCCCAGGAGGCCGCGAAACTCGACAAGCCCCCCACCGAAATCTCCCTGGACGACATCTGATGACCATTCAACCCCTCACCGCCTCCCTCCCGGTGGAACTCATCCTCCACCTCACGGGGGTCTACGTCCCCACCGCTAGGGCAGACGTGGGCCAACCCGAGGGCGGCGACACCATCGAGGACATCGCCATCGAGGGCCTGAGCTACGAGGTCATCACCTATGAAGCCCTCTACACCATGTCCGCGAAGCGCCTCACCCGCCACACCAACCTCCTGGCCAACGTGGACACCTCCAACCCCCACGTCCAAACCCTCCTCTCCAACCTCCTCAGCGCGGTGGAAGCCGCTGCGGGTGAGGCCCTGATGGGCGAGGTGGAGTGATGGCCGACCTCACCCAACTCCACGCGAAGGACATCGTGTTTACCAACGAGAACTCCCGCATCCAGTGGCGGTTGAGCCGGTGGGCCAACAACCCAACCCTCTACACCCTCGACTGCATGACCGTGGCCCAACTCTACACCATCCCCGGCCTCGGCAAGAAGTCCGTCAACGCCATCATCGAAACCCTCGCGAAGTTCCGCAATGCCTGACGCCCCCTCACCC